ATTTACCATATGCAACATACTGTCAGTCATTTGATTGTTCTAAGATAACAGTTAACTTTGACTACGATAAGTGTTGGCCTATTTTTATGCTGATGTCTCAATCGCCATCAGTAATCATAACTATTTCTGGAACATTAGACACGGCGTCTTTTGGGCCAATAGATATTACTTCTGACTTATATACTTCGTTAACTGGAACAATGACAACTACTATCTGGAGTGACCAGGTTGTAGGTGCTGGAACTCTATTTACAACAGAATTATCAGAAGGAGATTATATCTTATTTGACAATACATATTTATATAGAGTGCTAAGCATAGAAGGTGATGAAAACTTAACATTAACTTCAAATACATATACTAACTCTATAGGTGTCAATGGAACTGTAATAAATTTTTCATATGATATTAAGTTATGAATATTCAACTCTTGTATTATTTTTAACTCTCTACTAGATACTGTGATAAGTAATATTTTATGATTAACCATTTTATACAGTTTATCCAGCTTATCATTATCTTCATGAAGAGTATATACAATTAGTTTTTTTATTTTTGGAATATCTTCTAACTTAAAAAGTTTAGGTACAAATTTACAATCTCTTCCTGAAACATATCTCTCTAAATTAACAGCAATCTTAGTACTTATATCTCCTTTAAGTTTTTTCTGCGTTAAATTTACTTTTGTTTTTTTAGTCTTACGATCATCTAACCATTTTTGAGATATAACTAAATTATCAATATCTTCCATATTACTAATAAAACTATCAATAACACTTCTAAATTCAGATATAACTTCTCTCCATTTATTTTTTGGGAACATACTTAAATGTAATAACTCATAGTAGGTATCCATTTTATTACTTTTATGATTTCCTAAAGTAAAAGAACTTGTTTTTTTAATAAAATAGGCATAACTAACATTATTAAGATATTCTTCTCTTAAATATGATTTTTTAAGTCCTGATAATACATTATTAAACAAATAAAATGGTTTTCCTCCTGATACTTCTGACCAAGTAATAGTATCTCTTCTACCACCTTTACCAGCTTCTTTAAAAGAATTACCGTAATAGTGATACTTAGGAGAATACTCTGTAAATATAGAATTACGGTATCTATGTAATAAAGAAATATCCAATAACTTAACTCCATTAATTTTAGGAGAAGCTAAACCAACCCTAGAAAGATTAATAATATCTTTAGTTTCTATGGTAAATCCTCCTATAACTACTTGTCTACTGTATGAATCATAAAATCTAAGAGCTTTTACAATATCCATTTCATCAACCAATTTTTCGTTATATTTAGAAACTAAGAAAGTTGAAAAATTTACTATTTTTTCTTTAATTTTTTCTTTGGTTTCTGCATTATAACGAATAGATTCTCTATTTGGAGTTGGAAATATACCATCTGTTAAAGAAAATCTTAATCCTGCTGCAATAGGAATAGGTACTACACCTAATTTAGCCCAATCAATAGGATAATAAACATCATCTAAACAAATATGTAAAGTTTTATCCTGGCATATTTCAGAAATTTGAAAATCCTGCTCTCTGAAAATAGAGAAATTATTATCAAATGCTTTTTTACCTTCATCATATCTTCCTACAGATTCTACATCAAAGAATACATCTTTAAAATAACATAATTGTTCTTTAATTTTATTGACGAACTCTACTCTATCCCCATAATTTACAGGAACAATTATTTTTACACCATTTTTTTCTTTAGTTTCTGTTGTAAACAACAAATCAATAGTGTTTTGTTCTTCTCCTTCATACATAATGTATTTACGTTCTATTCCATCTTTTCTACAAATAAAATAGAAACTACTTGAGTATGCTAATGGTGCTTTAAAACCGAGCTGGTTTCTGTTAATCTCTTATTTCTAAGAGTGTCGGACTATATCATCACCCTCGTAAGGGTGTTGCACGCTTTTTCATATGGTTACTAATCCATACTACTTCCTGTTATTAAGCAGACTTTACTGCTCAGGTAGTCTCTAAACGTTCTGAAGATGTATCTTCAGCTTCGCTTTTGATTGTCATGTTAAATTCTACTACTTTATTATACTTTCTTTTAAGAAAATAAGTAGCATCACTGTACAAATAATTTATACTATCTAAAACTTCTTGTTTAGTTTCTATCCACAAAATATAATTAACCTGTGTTCTAACTTTTTCAGTTATATAAGGTTTATTTATACTTAAACATTTTGCAATTTCTAATAAAAAATTTTTATCAGTTGAGCAAAAAGCTAATTTAAGTTTATATTGTTGTTTATGTGGATTAGATAATTTATAATCAGTTTTTCTAATATATTTATATTGTAATTTTTTCAATATTATACTCCCATCACCATCTAAAAATCCTCTAATAAAATGAGGTATTAAATGTTTTTGTAATTTAGGAAAAGTCATTCCTAATTTACTTTTATTAATAGGACAACCTAAATCAATTAAGTCATTACCTACTTGATTGGATACTATATTAACACAATGTTGAGGTTTATAACCTCTTTTAATACTTGAAGGAGTTTTAACAATATTTTTTTGTCCTCCTGCAGCTTCTCTAGATAATTTATCAAGAATGTAACTATCCTCTTCTTGAACACCTATTCTAAAATTAAGCTTTCTATTACCAGAAGGTTGTGATATACAACCATCAGCATATATAAATCCTAAAATATAAGCTTTGTATTCTGTGTCAATTTTATTGAAATATTTGTGATTAACTTTGTATATATAACCCATTGGTATATTGTGTTTAGGACACAAAGTTAATAATTTAATTTAGAGTTCCAAAAATTCATGCAATATTTTTAACGTAAAATTACCTTTACGCTGGGCCTCAGTTAACCCATCATACCTAATTCTGTATCACTATTTCTTTTAGTAGACTTACCATACTTACTAATAATATTTTTAACATCCTCTGCATCTAGTCCTGTACCAAAATCCTCAACACTAAATTCATAGTTACTCTCAACATTCTTTCTAAAAGATACTATTATAGGGTCAGTAGAATTTATTCTTCTATGACTGTCTAATGCATTACTGGCACATTCTCTAATTGTTGAACCAATAGAATCTGAATACAAATTTTTACTCATCATTTGCATTAACATGTGTGTAGATTCTAAATCTAATGACATGCCTATTGAGTCCTCTGATACACCTTCTTGGTATACAATTGCTTCTTGTTGTTTCTCTACTTTCATACTTGTTCTCGTTTAATTAACCAAAGTTGTTTATAATTTAAATCAAATTTTTCTATACTACTACTATCATTTGGAGGTGATAATATATAAGATCTACTAATATAAGTATATGGAACATGAATTTGTTTTGCAAAATCCCATCTTGTATTATTATGAGTAGTAGTAGTTACATTTACTAAACACTTTACTGCTATAAATCTTTTTTTATTATTCCAAGATGCAGCTTTACTTTCTCTTAAAGGCTCCATTATTTTTAAATAACGAGGTTGTTGAGATAAAATCAGTATTTCATCTCCTACTTTTAATTGTTCTGTTTCTATTAACATATCTCTTCTCTTTTAACTAACCATGCATGTTTATAATTGAAATCTATGTAAACTATTCTGTTATCAGAAGCTTGTCCATTCATCTTATCAAACATTTCTAAACATTTGATAGATTTATAACCATAATTACTTTGTCTCCAACCTGTAGGCTTAGTTCTAGCTGCTGGAGGAGTAAGAATTTTAAAATAACGAAGATCTGCTCCACTGAACAATACTTCATCTCCTACTTGCAATTCATCTACTTTTAATATCATATTTTTATTTTTAAAAAATTTACCATTCTAAAAAGGTGTTTCTGTGTTTAACCACATTATTGAATCATTTGTTTGTTCCCATATTTTTTGAGATAATTTGCTAAAAGTATCTCCTGTTTCCCAAGCTACACCTGTATAAGCAGCACTTGCAGGATGAGATAATAAAAAACAAGGGTTTGTTTCTGTTACTAATTCTTTAAATTCTTGAGCATCTTTACCCAAAAACAAAATAGGAACATTAGTATTTGCTATTACATTTTTTAATAAAAATGTTGTAAATGGTTTCCAGATATGTTTATGACTACCTGCTTTATCTTTTTCAACTGTTAAAGAGGCATTTAATAATAAAATACCTTGTTTAGCTAAATAGGATAAATCACAATCTTCAATATAATCTAAATTTAAACCATTAAAAAGTTCTTTCTCTATTCCACTATAAAAATTCTGCAACGTTGGTTGACTCTTTTTACTAATAGAACATCCCATAGCTAACCCATCAGCTACTGGTCCATCTTCTGTAAACTTAAAATAAGGATCTTGCATCAAGATAACACATTTCAAATCATCTAATGGAGTTTCATAAAAAGCTCTAAAAGTGTTTATAGATGCAGGTGCTATCTTTTTACCACTTTGAGATTCTCTTTTTAAAAAAGAATATATTTTATCACATTCTTCACTCTCTATAAATGGTCTAATTGCTTTTTCCCAAGACTTATGAAACTTATCTTTAAAATTTTCCCAATTCATAATTTTTATTTATATTTCCAATCCATCTTTAAAAATATCCAATTGTTTATGTGGAAAATTTAATAAATCATCTGTAGAAAGTTCTCCTATATTCTCTCCACAATCAACACATATATTACATGTTGACATAGCTCCTGGTCTCCAAGACCAATTACCTACATAAGTTTTAGGATGTTTACAAGTTCTTCTTATTTCATATAATTTAGTTTGTGCATCACTTATTATTTTATATAAGTCTTCACATTCTTCTTTAATAGTGTTTTTTACTATTTCAGAAGGTTCTTCTTCTGCTAACTTTAAATCAATTTCTAATATTGGTTCTAAGTTTTCTATAGAAATACATTGTACTTCATCACCTTCAGTTGTTGATAGCCATTCTATATTATCTTGAATAGCTTTTACCATTTGGTATCTGTTCATTTTATAAGTTTTTTACGTTTAAATACTTTCTCCAAAGTATGCATGCCATAATCTTTAGCAAGATCTGCCCAATCTTTAATACCATCAGATAAATAGCTTCTAGGACAATTACAATACTCAAAATCAAGTAATTTTGTTATTTGTAATGAATTTTTAACTCCTGTTTGATCACTATCGAATGATAGTATTTGTCTTTTTGAATTTTCTTTTAAGAATTTGACATTTTCAGGGCTAAAACAAGCTATACCTTCATTTTGTACACCACAAGTAGTTTCTATTAATTTTTTAGAAACCATATAATCTTTTTTGGATTTATTTATAAAAGCAAATTCACAATTAATAATGTTTTCTTTGCCATCCATAGTGGTTATAGGTACATTATTAGGAACCCATTTTGTATCATGATTTCCATAAGGTCTATATATTTTCCAATGTCCATCATAAAAATAACCAAACTTTAATTCTGTTTTTTTAATTGTAAATAGTTTTCCATTTAAATAAACTTTATCAATAGAAAATACATTCTCTTTTTTTAAATCAGAAATATCTTGATGATACTGATTCCAATAAGCTAATTCTTCTAAAGTAAAATTTCTTGTAACAACTTGTATTCTTGTATACTTTTTAGCAACATCTTCAGGTTGTTTATACTCTTTAATTATTCTTTTATAAGAATCTTTATTATCATTAGACTTAAATCCTAATCCAAAATCCCTATCTATAATCTCTAAAGCAGTATTAAAATTACAATTGAAAAGCGTTTTTACAAAAATAAAACAATTTCCCTTTTTACTTTGATCCCCATAATCAACAAAAGATAGTGAAGAACCAGTAGTTTTAATCAAAAAAGAAGGTGTTCTTTCTTTTCTAAAAGGAGAAAAACAAAGTGAGTTTACTTTCCAATTTTCTCCTCCCATATACATTCTAAAAATATCATAAGCACTGATTTTCTTTAAAATATTATCAGGGGATAAAATTTCTTTTTTGTTTCCTTGTATCATAATAAAGAGAATAAAAAAGCCTCTCCATATTACAGAAGAGGCTTCTTAAAATTAATAACAATTTTAATAGTCCGAATTTTTATCATTCGTCATAGGTGCATCAGATGCAGCTATGTTCTCTTCTGGGTTGTAATCTTTTAATGGTTTTAATACATAGAAATCTTTACAACCATAATCACCTGTAACTTGTAAAACAAATCTTTCATGTGGTTTTAAATCTGCTGTTTTTTTAGCATTAAGTTTATCTAACACTTCTTCACTACCATAATCAATTAAATTAAAGTTTTTCAAAGTATAAGCAGATAAAAATGCTTTATTGTAGATGTTTTGATATTCTTCTATTTTACCATCTCTATCTCTAGTGACAATAGTTGCTAAACATCCAACATTAACAGCATATTCTCCATCAATCTGATCTTTTAAATCTTTAACATTACCTTTCATTAGTTTTTTCCAATCTACTTGTAGAACAGTACTTTCACTACGGTAATCTAATTTTCCTAACCAAATTCTTAAGAAATTATACAATTCCTCTTCACCAACATTAGATTTACGAAAATCTCTTTTAGCAAACCATTCAGGTAAATCGTTTTTATCTTCTGCCCAAGAACAAACACCAATTTCATTTATGTATTGATTCTTTGTGGCTTCTTTGTTAGATTTAATTTTATCTTCTAAAAAGAAACTTGTTTTAAATCTTCCACCAGTTTTTAATTCTTGTAACCAAACATCTATCCTTAAAGTAGTGTTTCCTTCTTTACTCTCTCCTAAATAATCAGCAGCTTTACTATCCTCTTTTACTTCAATATTTAAAAGTTCTTTGTATTGTTCTACTGTAGGATTAATAGCAATTACTTTGCCTTCAAATAAACCTACTTTTTTACTGTAGTCTACTTCTTCTCTTTTTGATCCACCAATTCCACTCATAATTTTCTATATTATTTATTATTTATTATTTTTCTTCTTGTCTAAAAGCTTTTTCCCAAATAGGTATCATTTTAACAGGGTTATCTATATATTCATTTATTGCTATCATAGCTTCTTTAATAGTGCTAAAAGCAATTTTTTTACAACCCACTCTTACTATACACCCTATTGATAAAAATTCTATTTCAATAGTGTATTCTCGTAACAACTCTGATTTTGGTCTTCTGTATTCTTTTTCTTCTTGTATGCAAGGAACAGGTTGTTCCGTTTGTGCACCTAATTCATTATTTACTTCCATAATTTTAAATTTTAATTGTTATAAATTTTTTCCCAAAATGTTTTTATTTCATCATTTTTGTCTTTAGAAGAAATTAATATTCTTCCTTTTAATTGAGGTGCTCTACTTCCAGCAACAATGCTATCATTTAAAACATCAAAATTAATGTATCTTTCATCCCCCTCAGCAACTAATTTTCCTAAAGCGGTAACTTTAGATGCAAATATTCTTTTAAGCTGTCCTGTAAGAGCTATTTCACTTCCTACTACTTCTTCTTTACCATTATCTTTGATATATTTATCAGTAATGTGAGCAGCATAAATTCTGTAAGGGCTAATTTGTCTAAAAATGTCAATTTGATCTAAAAACCATTTTCTTGTGTGTTGGTAACCTGCACCATCAGGTAATGTAATAACAGATTTCCATTCAGGATCTCCTACTTCATACTGTTCACCATAAGAACCACTTCCTAATTTAGGTCTATTAAAGTTTTTACCTATAATAGAGTTCATATAAGCCTTTGTTCCTCCAATTTCAGATAAAGCATCTAAATCTGATAGACCATCAATAATTAAATATTCATACTTTCCTTTATTCTCTAATAAAAGATTACGATATGAAATATAATTTTGAAAACTTTCATATAAATTAGTAGACTGATCTGTATATGTAGACATTTTTCTAGCTTTAATGTATTCATATCCTCCTTTTTCAAGGTCTAATACTAAAGCATTGTTTTTTGTTGTGAAATCTCCAAGTATTGTACCTTTACCCATTTTAGGTATAGATAAAATAACCAGATCTCTTGGTGCTGATAAGTGAATATCACTTATTTCATCGGGTAATCTCAATTCTTTTTTTTCTTCCATGTTTATCTAATTTAATTGTTATAAAAATTCTTTCTTAAATTTTTTATTAGTTGTAATATCAATTTTTGCTCCATTAATAAGAGCTTCATAAGCTGTTTTTGACATTACTAAATCAGCTGTGTGATCTGTTCCAATACCTATAGTAACACTTACTGTTTCTACAAAATACTCAGATCTGTAACCTGGTTGGTTAATACATAAATTAGCTTTTGGACTAATTTTTATTTCTTTACCAAGTGTGGAAAATTTTTCAATAATTTGTTTGTACTCTCTAGTAACTGGTCTTCCTGGTTCATTAACCATAATAACCTCCATTCCTGTTTTCATAATTCAAAATTTAAAATTTGTATTCAAATATACAAAAATGATTCTGTTTTTACAAAAATTCAATCTTATTTTTATCAAAAAATTCTAAAGATTTTCTTAACCAATTAACTTCAACTTCTTCTTTTGTACTAATAATGTATATTATAGCTAGTTTTTCAGGGTTGTCATATTCATATGCCATACATCTGTTTATTTTTTGAGTAAAGTTTTCACCATTACTATCAAAGTCTGCTAATATTACACAATTTAATGGTTTATAAGTAGTTCCTGTATTACCAATTTTAACTACTGCAAGATGATTTCCTATTCCTTCACAAAATTCTTGAAAGATAGTTTTATCTTTTGTTTTATTATGAAAAGATGGTATTCCTAAAGAATCAGCAATCTCTGTTCTTCCACAAAAGACTAAAGCTCTTTTATCTCCTAATTGTTTTAAGAGTTTTTTAGCTTCTATTACTTTACAAGGACTGTTTTGTAATATAGATTTTCTTTTTAACTTTAAGAATTTAGTATCTTTCCCTTCTTCAGTTAGTTTTTTAATTACATAAGATACATTATCATAATAAGCTTTTTCAGTTTTAGCTTTACCACTATATAATTTAATAGTTTTAGCATCTAGTTCAGTACTTATTATTTTAATTCTATAATCACTAATTACTTTCTCATCAATAGCTTTTTGAATAGAATATTTAGCAACTACTCTAAGTTTCAAACTTCTTTTTAGATAAGATTCAGTTTGAGAAGTTAAAGTACCAGTTAATCCTAATATACAAGTATTCTTAATAAACAATTTTTGACAAGCCAATACTTGTGAAGTAGATAATAAATGAATCTCATCAATGATAACAATATCATAAATCTCAGTAACAAGTTTTTTGAGGGATAGATGAGTAGTGTATGTAACATTACTATCATCATAATTCATAGTCTCAAAATCTCTTTTCCAAGAATCTTTGATATTGTTATCAGGATAAGCTATTAATATTTTTGGATTATTATATTTTTCCAATATTAGAATACTAGTTCTTATTTTACCAAAACGTGGGCATAAATTAAGGATACCTCTTTTTCCAGTTCTTTCAAAAATCTGAGAAAACTCTAATTGTCTTTGATCTCTTAAAGTCATATATGTTTATTTAAATAATACTTTAATTCCATTGCACTTCTTTTAATAGAACCAGCTAATCTTGTTCCATTAATACTATTAACTCCATACAATTGTGTACTTCCAAATATAGTATGTCCTTTCTGAAGTTTAGCTAAAGCAATACCTTCATCAATTTTGCTTTCAAATCTTTTTAATTCTTCCTTAATCTTCAATAATTCTTTCAGATCCATAATTATTTTTTATTTAAAAAATATGATTTATCTAAGACAGATTCATAATCATTATCTGTCATGTCTTTTTTACGAGGTAGTTCTTTAAACATACCAACTTGGCCCAAAAATCCTAATCCAATGCGAATATCATCTTCTCCATAACTATTCTTAATAAGTCTTAAAGACCTAAAGAATTTAGCACCATAAGAATCTATAAGTTTGTCAAGATTATAACCACTTGGGTCAGCCACTTTATAACGCATAGGATCAAATAATGCTAATACAACATCTGCATCATCCTGAGTTTGTGAAGAATCTTTAAAATCTTCTAACTGAGGTTCTACATCACCATTTTTAATTCTAATAGGATTAGAAATATCTCTATTAAACTGACTTACTACAACAGGACTATATCCATAGAAATCTCTAGCAAACCTAAGTTCATCAGACATCTTATCAATAAGTTGTTTTTTGGTATTAAGCTCTTTAGTGGTTTTAAGAAGACCAATATGATCTATAACTACTTCAGTGAACTCATTAGGATTATTAGGAATATAAACTTTGTTGTATTTACTAACTTCTTCTATAGTTCCTCTTTCTTCAGCATGAGCTTTTAATTCTTTAGCTATACCTACAGGGTTCTCAGGACCATCTATAATAGTAACAATTTCTAAGATTTCTCCAATATAATCTTTTGTTAGTAAAAAAAGATCATGTTCATCTTTAGTCATAGTTTCTGTCCATCCTAATAATTTAGGAACAGGTATAATAACACCATGATCTAAGAATATTTTTCTTGAAACCCATTTAGCAAGCTTATAAACTTTACTTCGCTCCATAGAACGATATATAATCTTTAAGCTCACTCCTGATTTCTTACCTTCTTCACTTAACATCCAATCAACAGGATTTAATACATAACAATCATCTAAAAAGCTTGTTTTACCACTTCCTGTTAATCCTCCAATTAGAGTGTAGATTCCTTTTCTAATACCAATATATCTATTAAGTCTATTAAAACCCATAGGTATACCATTATTTCTACCAGCTAAACCTTTGTTAACCTCATCATCAAGACTTTCAAAGCTCATTTTTAAGTGAATTTACATAGTTAACTGCTTTTTCATGTTGTTTAAGAGCTTCTTCGTATGTTGAACATCTTACTTGATATTCTCCATGTTCAACTTTTCCAAATAACATTGTTTCAAATACTATAGGAACAGGACTATTACTAAAATTATGATCTAATCCTAAGAAAACTGTTGAAACAAATACACCATTAATAGTTTCTTGCTTAACACTTCTCATTTTATCTGTTAACCCTTGTATCCACTCAGTAATAGTTACTTTATAAGGTTTTTTATTTTCATCTAATAAATAATACATATTAAATATCTTTTAATTGTTCTTTTTGACTATTGTCTTTTTTCTGATGTTTATGTAATCTATTATTTCTACAATAATCACAATTTCCATTATTTCTACATTGTTTAGAACTCTTTTTAGATTTTGTATAAGAAGATTTGACTGTTCTACTCATAGTATAAAATATTACCATTACTACTTAAAGTTCCAAACTTTCGATCTGTAACAATAGAACCATTACTAAATATAGTTGGATGAGCAGAAAGTTTTAATATTCCTGCATTAACAATATTTTCATTATTGTGTATATGTCCAAACAAACAAAATTTAGGTTTAATTCTATTTAATACATGATTATTCAAAGCTTTACATCCACACATTTCTAAAACACCTTCTCTATTATAAGAAAAGTCTAGTATTCCTTTAGGAGGGCCATGAACTACTAATATATCAGTATCTTCAGGAATATGTTTCCACATTTCATCTAACTTACTTCTGTCTTTCATAAAAGCCCATTGAGCAAATTGAGGAGTATAGGGACTTCCATAAATTTTAATACCTTCAATTTCTACCCAATTATTTTCTAAATAGATAATATCTACTTCACCAAAATCTTGTTTTTTTACTAAACCTTTTTCAATGCTAGTGTCATGATTACCTGCTACAAAAATCTTGTATTTAATAGGAAGAGCACTAAACCAATCTATAAAATCTCTTACTTCCCACTCATTTGTATAAGGATCTCTAGGATTACTACAATCTCCTGAAAAGATTACAATGTCCACATCTTTAGGAATTTCTAATAAACTGTGATAAGTGTGTGAATCACTAAAATGCCAAATTTTCATATATCTGTTCCGTTAAATTGATTTGTTTCCTGCACCTCAATATTCATAATCATTAGTTCTATGAAAGGCTCATAACTTCTTTGATTTAAATATGTAAGACTGTTTTGTAAATAAGTAAGCTTGTTTGTTTTTGTTTTAAAAGATTCCTCTTTTTTTTGAAGAACATCAAATTCTAATGCTTTGATAAGTTGCTCTGCAGAATATTCACCTTCGTTAAGAATTTTATCAAATTTTATTCTACATTCTAATTTAGAAGTTCTAAGTGCTCTTGCTCCTTCAAACACATATCCTTTATGTTTAAAGAAATTTGTACCAGGAAAAGTCATCCACCATTTACTAAAATCATCTGATTCAGCTTTTTTAATTACTAGTTTTATGTTTTTACCTGTTTCTAAATATAATAATAATTCAGAACCTTTTAAAGTTAGTTTATATTCATCTGTAATAAATCCTTTGATAACCATTGAACCTAATACATTTTTTATTTTTAAACTATCCTTAATTAAGATTTCTACATCATAATTTTGATTAATCAACTGTAGTAAGTAAACGTGATCTAGTGAGTAAGATTTTTTTTGCAGTTCTGCGAAATGAAATGGACTTATGTTTAGTTTCATAGTGTATGATAATTTTTGCAGGTTTTTTTGATGTTTCTCTTTGCCAAGTGGCTTCTAAATCTTTTAATCTTTCCAATGCATAAATTGCATCTTTTTTGTGTTCATGTTCCCAATCAACGTCATTTACATTCATAATTTAGTTTTTTGTTCTTACACCAAATGTTTGTTTGAAAAAAGTATAAGTTTCAACAGCTTTACTTCTGTTACATTTAAATACTTTCTTAATAAGCTTTACAGCATAATTTTTAAACTGTAATTGTTGTTCTTGCGTCAATGTGATATTAAATCTCCAAATATCATCATTAACAATATCCATTATATTCTTATTAGCAAGTTTTAATTGATATTCCAATAAATGTCTACTAATGTTCTCCCTATTTATCTTTACCATATTTTATTATTTTGCTTCACCCCAGGATTCTCCAGTATTTGCATCTGCTTTAATTTTTAAATTGGTTAAATAATGATTTCCTCCTTCTAACATACATTTTTCTATCATTATTCTTGTTCTTTCTGCTAATCTATCAGGAGATTCACAAACTATTTCATCATGAATAGTATTACATAATAAAACAATATTTTGAAAATTATTTTTTAGTATCCATTCAAACAATAAACAAGTTGCAAGTTTTAATTGGTGAGCTCCTCTTGTTTGAACAGGATTATTAAGACACAATCTTTGATAACTTGATTTAAGTTTAAAGAAAGAGGATACATCCATTCTAACAGACATATAATAATTATATGCAGTTATGTTTTGAATAATATATTCTTCATCTTTTTTAGAGGCTGCTCTTTCACTTTTACCAATTCTATATAAATCCCATTGCTCTTTACTAATCTTACCTATTTGTTCTTCAAGTCTTTTATACTTATCAAAGAAAGGTAATTTAAGTTTCCAACCATCTGCAGATTCAATATAACCTTGTTCAATAGCTTTTTTAAATTCTTTAGCTCCCCAAACATATAATCCTTCATGAAGAAGTTTAAATGCATTTTCAATTTCATAAGCTTTTTCTAATGGTATTCCCTCATTTTCATGAATGGTATAAGCAGAGCCTCCATACTGGAAAGCAAATCTTGGTGATTTAGCAGCTTGTCTTTTATCTTTATGTTCTTTTTGAATAATAGTATCTGTTAAATCCTTAATTTCAGGAAAAAGTACTCTTGCAAAAGCACAATGTAAACAAGCTCCTGTAAGTACAGAATTAGTCATAGCTTCATCACCACTAAGATCAGCAGCAATAACAGTTTCTTGACCACTCCAGTCACATACAATCATTGAGTGGCCTTCTTTACATTTAAAAGCTTCTCTTGTAGCTTTATCAGAAGGAAAATTTAAAAAGTTAATAGAACCTTTTCTAGAAGATAGTCTAGCAGTATCAACCATAGGATTAAAACTAGTATAGATTCTTTCATCAATGATTTTATTAAAAATCTTTTCACCAAATGTTGTAACTCTATGATTAGCTTCTTGGAAGTTAAGCCACATTTTTACAAATTCATGTTTAGATTTACTAATAACAGTTTCATTTATGGAATCTACACCATCTTTGTCTTTAGTTTCAATACCAAAAGCATTAAACACTTTAAGCATTTGCTTAGAAGAAGTCAAAGAAACTAATATTCTTTTCTTATCATCAAATAAATCAATTTGTTCATTTCTAAATTGAGGTAGGTTATCATAAATATACTCCTCTATAGCTCTTCCAAAAAGAATAACATTGTTTTTATCATCATTCATTTTCTTTAGCCATCTCTCAGATGATATAGGCATACCACATACTTGCATGTAACTTAAAGCACGAATATATCTACAATGTAAATCATAAGTAAGTTTGAAACCCCCTTTAATAATTTTTTTTTCTAAAACTTCATGTAATTCTAGTAACTGATTAACATCAAGAAAACTATATTCTATAGTTGAAGGTTGTGAAAGTTTTACAATATGTATATTTTTTTGTTCATATTTATTAAGAAATATATTTAATTCTCGACTCATAAGAGCTCCTAAATCATGTCTTATTGTAGGATCACCATTATATATTATTTTAGAAGCTAACATAGTATCTTTTATTTTTTTAGGAAAAAAACTGTGTCTATAAAAAAACTGTAAATCAAAAGTTAGATTTTGTCCAACAAGAGTTTTTCCTTCTAAATATGGGATTAGTTCTTTAAAAGTATAGTGATCAGAACTTGTATAAAAATCAATTAGATAATTATTCTCACCTGTACCTATTTGAATACAAAACATATCAAAGTCTCTAGAATTTAATCCTTCTGTTTCAGAGTCAATAGCAATTATTTCTGGTAAAATCATATCATTTAAATCACAAAAACTGTAATTTCCAAATGAAAAATAAGAAATGTTTTTTGTTATTATATAATTCATAATTTATAATTAATTAAAATATTATAAACTTCACTAGACAAAGTATTTTTGTATTTATTTGCTAAACTTTTTATATGTTTTTCTTTAGATAAGTTATACTCAATAGAAGCTTCTTCAATTGTATTAAACATACCAAGATATTTGTTTTTACCTTTAGTAGACATTTGGGCTGAAAATTTATTTTTATCTTTTCTAACTCCAGGAGGATAATTACTTTTTTTCTTTTGAATTATAGTAAAAGTTTGATTAATTTCTTGAGGAATAAAACAACATGTTTCAGGAGAATAAATCTTGTTTCCTTTTATTAAAATGTCTTTGTCTAATTCAAAACCTTCGATGTAGTTTTTATTAAACCATTCTGCAAAATTTTGATAATTATGCCAATTTTTAGCAACATAACATTTTTCATAAGAAGATTGTTTTTTTTGAAAGTCTTTATCATAACATCTTTGAAGCATACTATTCCAAACATTGTAACTTTTTACAGCTTTTCTTTTTGTAGATACAGAATAAGTTCCTACACCTAAATAACCAACACCATAGACAGATAAATGATAAGGATTTTTTATTTTACCATTTTTAATATGAGAAAAAGTTATATTATGTTTAATCAAACCATTATCAAATTTTACAGAACAGTCACTATCTTTTAAATATTTAATAATTTCTATATTATAACCTTCCTTAGTTATATATCTTTCACCTATTCTATTTAACTTTTTCATAAAATTATTTTTTTAATACCATAAATATACAAAAAAATCCCTAATTATATAAAAACAATTAGGGATAATTTTTTTTTATTTTTCTTCTTCTTCCCAAGTAATAACTGGACATGCTTTTTTATATGTAAGATATATCATATCACAACCAATGGCAAGTCCTTTAAATAACCAAATAAAAGGGATAAATATTTTTAATAATCCTTTAAAGTTAGGACATTTTCTACATTTAATCCATTCTAATAATGGAAATCCAATATATTTTATAAATAAAAATACTGTTATTGCAGTAATAGAAAACCCTAAGAATCCTAAACCTACTGCTTTAATAATCTTATAATCTAAAGTATATGTATCAAGAAGAAATATTGTTCCATATAAAATAAGTCCTATTACTATTAAAAACATAGCAAAAGAAAAAACAATAGAAGTAACTGTAAATATCTTAGATTCTTTCATCTCTTTATATTTTACAACTCGTTGTTCTTTTATTTTTTCTTTCTCTATACTTTTAGTACGTAAAACTTTTCCATGCTCATAATATAAATCTTCTATATCATACATTAATTTCAAAGGAATCTCCCATTTATAGTTATTCCAACATTTAAGTAAAACAATGTTATATCCTTCTTCAGGAGTTAGATTTTCTTTGTTACACTTTGCTTTAAATTCTTCTACAAGTCTTATATTTCTATTTCTTCTATAAGATTCTGCACTTTCTAAAAAGTGTGTTCCTGCTTTACCAAATAATTTAATTATTAAAATCAAAGGCAATAATAGAATTGTAGGTACTAAAGACCAAAAGTAAGGACACATAACTTTGAATATTTGACTAGGATCTTTATTATAAACCCATTTAAATAATTTTACATGCCAAGCATTTCTTTTAAAATTGTATAATTTTTTGAACATTTTATTTTGGTTTTAAGTTACTATTTATGATATTCATAATAAGAACCATCTGTAAAAATAAGCCTTAAAGCTTCATCAAAAAGTTGCATTAAAACTTTTGACTCTGTTGTTGGTTCAAAACAATAGAACAATTGATAAAATTCTTTTGATTCTGTTTCTCCAGTGGTTACTTCTCCAACTATACGAAAAGTTAATGTTTTAGTTGGAAAAAACATAACTACATTTTGTGTGTTTTCATTATGAAAAGAAACAACAATATCTAAATCAACCCATTCAGATTGACTTTCATCTTGGTTCTTAACAATGTAAGAACTATATGCTTCTGTAAACTCTTCTTGTGCGTTTACAAAGTTACAAAATAGCATTATAACTAAAATGATTATTTTTTTCATAATTATAAATTGTTTATAAATTCTTTGATTTTAATTACTACCTCATCAAAAGTTTTTTCTTCAAACTTTTGTTCTCCAATAGTGTTTCCTTTTGCAAATTTAACACTTGCTCTAGCACTCCACTCTTTAAATAAAGGAGATTTACTGTAAAAAATATTTATATTTGTAATACAGCTTTTTGAAAAAGGATCTTCAATAATTCCTATTTTCGTATTTCCAAATCCTAGTAAATTCATATTATCTAAATTTTTAATTATTTTTTCAAAGTTTCTTGTAAGAGTTTACAGCTATGTAAAGCTGTTATTAATCTTGGACATGTTGGGCATGACTCAACACTATCTTTTTTATATGTACAATTTGCCATAACTATTTAATATTTTCTAAAGGATAAGCATTTAAAACTTTTTCAACAGGTATAACTTTACAGTCATCCCAATTCTCGGTGTTATCTAATACTTCTTTTAAAGCTGCTTCTACATGAAGTTTAGCAAATTCAATCATAAAATAAGGAACATCTGTCCCATATTCTTCAAATCCTAAATATTCGTTACAAAATTTTTTTGCTGTTGGTATATCATTCATAATTATTTCTTTTTAAATTGTTCAAACCATTCATCTACATTTGTTGTATTTTCTGAAATTAAATTTTCGGAAACACCCATTTTATGAGACATATCATAATAGAAATTAAATGCCATTTTTTTAGCTTCTTCCTCACTATAACTTCTTTCTTGTTTATTTATTTGCCATTTAGCACCATTAATGAAATGTTTAGTGGTTATTTTTTGATGTTTTGCATATCCTGGAGGAACCAACTGACCTGGTGGTATTGATTGCTTTTCTCCTTGTTTATTTAAAGGCCATATAAAACTTTTATGAGCATAGTTTTTAGCAGCTTCTTCAAGTGTTTCTTGTTTAGGTTTAGCATAACATTCATTATCTGATTGAGATGTTTCAGCTCCACAGTATTTACAAATATGTGTTTCTTGTTTATCAACGTGGGTAATTGTAATACCTCTTTCAATTTCTTGTTTAGGTTCTTTTATTAAACTTTCCATTGCTATATTATGACAATGTTCTATATGTCTTGAAGTGTAATCTTGTTTAAGTTTAAAAAGATAACATTCCCCGCAAACAACAGAACAATTATGAAAAGCACAAAAGCAAATATTTGGTTGGTCTATTTCTTTGTTCATATTCTTTTAAGTTTAAATTTACTTTTCAATTCTTCATATACTTTTTCACCATCTAAATACATATCACCACTTTTTGTTGGTTTAAATTTCCAAGCAAGTATTCCAAATAAATCATCCCATATTTTAAAATCTTCTTCAACCGTTTCTTGTTCATCATAAGGGTCAATACCCATTGTGTATTTAGACATATCAATTTTTTGTTTAGGTTCTATATAACCAACTTTTTCTTGTGTTGATTTTGGAAAATTTGACCAATCTATTTTTACTTTTGGAAGTGGTTCTTCACTTGGGATGATTATTTCATAACTATCGTGAGTAAAATTTTCATCATCATTCCATAAAATATCAACATCAACTTCCTCACAACTTGGATTCTTTACAAACCATTCTAAAAACTCAGTAGAAATAGCCTGTATGCCATCTTTAATGAGGTCTTGGTCTGTTGTTAGAATGATTTTATAAACTTCATTTCTTTTACAAAAACCAAAACCAATATCTTCTTTAGCGTCAATCATTAATTGCTCTTCATATATATAATGACATTTTCTTATTCTACCGTGAGAATGTTCATATTTTAATAACATATAATCTCCTTCTTTAATTTCTTCATCAGAAGTGATGTAGATATTTTGATTTTGACAATCTAATTCGATATTTTCTAACATTTGATTATCAAATCCTAGCCCTTCTTCTTTGGTTATAAAGATTCTACTTGGTTTATCTGTTGATAATATGTGAATATTTTTCATAATTACTTTATATTAAAATTCTACCCATTTATTTCTTGTTGCTATTTTTAAAACAGAATTATCCCCATTATATTCAACAATTTTCTTTTCTTTCTTAATAATTTTATAATAAGATTCTATTGGAGAATAACCATAATTTGTTCTTACTTCATAAGGCTTGTAATCAGAATGTTTTAAATCTAATATTGTATGAGGTTTCTTAGGAAATCCACTAAATTTATAATTTAATTCATATAATATAAAAGTTTTATCTTCTTTTATTCTGCCTCTACCAATAGGAAACACCTCATCATTAACTTGTAAATTTTCGTTAGATAAAGTATATCTAATTCTATCATGCATTTGTTCTATTATCATAATTATTCTTGTCTTAAATTAAACAATTCTTCAAATGTGATATTATCTAAACATCTATCAATAAATCTCATTTTTCCATCTTTTTGTAACCAATACCAACCTCCTTGAGATTTGAATAGAGCATTTCTAATACAATTAAAAACGCAAAAAGATGTAAGTCTTCTTGTTGTTCTTATTGTATCTATAGGTTTAATATACATTGGTTTTCCATATACCCAAATCTTAGTTTCCATATTAATGAATATAAATAGGTAAACGTCCTTCAAATTTTTCAGGATCAACAATCATCCATTCACATTGACTTTCTTTAAATGTAGAGCCATGTTCTGAATGTTGTTGGATTAAAAATTCTTCTCCTGATTCCCAAACTTTGGGGTCATAATCAAAAATATGGACTTCCCCTGTAGAGAAGTCCATTATTACTATTTTGTTCATACTTTTTCTTCGATTTTATAAACACGTTTAAAAACTCTTACTTTTTCTTGAAAAATAGAAAACACTTCTGATATATGACGAGCATCTACAATTTCTTCACAATCTACACAATCATCGTTCTTTTCAATCCAATAGTGCACAACATACTTTCTCATAGTCTGTCTTTTGTTATAATGTTATTTTTAAGCCATTTTAATCCATGACTTTCCCAATGATTTTTCTTTCTGATTAATACTCTATTAGCTTTTGGATAAAAATCTATTATTCCAAATTTATCAGTCTGAGTATTAATTGTAAACTTAGAACCATCAAAAGGATGAACAATACAGTCATTATACTCTAATAAAGGTATATATCCATTGTCTTCAAAATGTTCTAAATTTCGTTCTCTAAAAACCTTAACCATTTTACCTAAGTAAGCTAAATCACTATCTTGTTCATCCGCTTCTTTTTTAAGATGTTCAGATTTTTTCATAATATATAATGTTTATAAATTCTGTAGGTTCTTTAGAAGCCCATTCTTTGACTTTTTCATAATCAGCACTAATCCAATGTGGTATAGAATATCTAAGTTCTGGATGTTCTTCATCAAATTTACGTATTAGTTCTGTTCTTTCATGAGAAATTTCTTTATCCCAAATATTTAATTGCCCCATTAATTCTCTTCTTTTTTGTGAAAGAGCTTTATATTCTTCCACTTTAAAATCAGGATTTGGACCATCATAAAAAGGACATTCAACAATTCTTAACTCAACTTTTTTACCTTTTAAAAGATCTTGTGAAGAAAAGGTAAATCCTTGTATAGCTAAATTAACATTATCTGCTTTAGATAAATATTCTTCTAATGTACTATCATTAATTTTTTTTAATTTATAATTAAAATTTTTTGTAATAGTATCAATTTGACTTTCAGAGTCTGTATAAACTTTAGGAATATTACTAACAGGCCCAAAAGTACCTCCATACCAACCTATAAACTGATTATCAGCATAATAGGCAAAACATATATTTTTTTCCATTATAGGATAGAATTTAAAAGTTTTTTATATTCTTCAGGATCCAAAGTTGCAAGCTTAAATTTGTCTTTGTTTCGTTTTAAGTTTGTCATGTATTTTGTATGAAGATAATTAGGATGAGCATTTATTAAACTAACATAAGAAGAAATAAATAATTTATTACTTCCTCTATCCATTCTACCAATGATTTTAAGAGCATCTGTTATACAATCTAACAAATACTTACCTCTTTGTTCATCTTTCACTTTAAAGTCACCACGTTTAATTAAACGAGTTACACTGTTACCTCCTTGAGCATAACTACATTCTCCATCCATAAGTAATTGAGCCACCTGACTTAATTCAACATCATATGTTGTGTGATATTGATTTAAAATAACATAATCTTTTCTAATATTACTCCACACTTGGATATAATCTTTTAAACTCCATGATTTAGAAGAATTGTTTAATAAAGCTAAATGTTCTGCTAAATCAACAGGATTTTTAATTTCAATTTCTGTGTATGGCACATCCCAACCAAGTCTAATCAATCCCATATATAAATGTTGTCCATCTATAATATAATTAGTTGGTGTACCAGTAAGAAAACTAATTTCAGAAACAACAACAGGTCTAATTATACCCATTTTTTCTAAAGAAGTACTCATACTAGTAACATGACTAGGTATAATTGATCTATTAATACCTGCTAAGAATTGTAAACCTTTAGTACCATTTCCTTTTAATGTTTTGTAGTCGAATGTTTTTTTCATTTTTTCTTGTTTTAAAGTGATTTATTATTTTAAGATAATTGGATTATGCACTTACACCTCATGCAGGTTTATCTATGTAAGCATTTTTGGCTATAGCAGGAATAGCCAAGGGATTTCAACCTAGGATTTTAACATTGCTTCTAATTCTTCGATAGATTTGCTTCCCAAACCTTCTTCTTTCTTTTTCTCAATGAGTTCCATAATTTTCTCTCTTTGAGCTTTATTTTCTTTAGCTTCTTTAAGAGCTAAATTATCTTGTCTTCTAGTAAGATAAACATCTTTTAAAATGTCAAAACGTAATTGTTGAGTTTTATCAACAACAACATTGACATCTAAAAAAGCTAAATCATCATCTTCTGTACCTTCTTTTGACAATGTTTTTTTAACAGATTTGATACAATTAGTCAAATCTGTTAAAGGTAAATCCCATAACTGTTCTACTGTAAGAGGGCCTCTAGTAGTTAAGAATCTTAGCCCTTCTTTACTTGCTTGTTTGTAAATGCTCATTTTTATAAAATATTTAATTAATAATAGTATGGGAGATAGGACTCGAACCTACAACCTACGCTATGTTTAAGTGCGTTGCTCTACCACTTGAGCTACTCCCAAAATTTTTAAAACTTAATCTTAACTGTTCTTTTAAAAGAACCTGATAATTTAACTATCAATTCATCTTTTACAGTAGCATTAAACCCTAATCCAGATAATTGTTTAGGTATAGAATCAACTTTAATACTAGTTCCTAATGTTTCTAAAACTTTTCTATGTTTAGCTAAATCAGGAATAAGATTTTCCATATGGAAACTTGTTATAGGTGTTGGAGAAATACAATTTTCTAACATAAAGAAGTAATGTTTATTACCTACTTTGTTTTCATCCCAATGATTAGGACTTAAACAAACAAGATTAACTTTATGAAACTGATTAGTTTCTAAACCATAAAATTCTTTTGTTACTCCTTCTCCTTCACTACAAGGCATATTATGCTCTACAGTAAATTCTCCATTTTTGTATACAACTGTTGCTACATTAATATTTTTGTTTGTAGCAATAGAGCTATTATGAGAATAATTAAATGTTTTACCATCAACTTCTATTTCCGCTTTAAAACCTTTACTGTTACTTCCTCTAAATTGATTAATCCAGAAAGTATATTTACCTTCTTTCATTTTTTTTAATTCTTTAAAGTAAATATTTTCAGCATGTGTACCAGGAACATTACCTCTATCATCTAAATCTAATTGTCCTGATAAAGCTGTAAATTTATTACCAGAATCTTTTCTGTAACCAGCATTAAATCCTATTCTTACACCATCAGGTTGTAAACACCATAAATCTAAATCAGAATTATCATTTTGATTTTCATCATTCCAGATACCAGAGAATCTTAATACACCATCTATATTACCTCCTTTGGATTTAACAACTTGTTTAATTTGACTTTTACCTGCAAGATTACCATTAAAAGTCCAAGAATAGTTATTATCCCATTTGAATATAGGAATACTATTAGGATTTTTAGAAGTAGTAAGTGTAACAAAATTGTTTTCATGCTCATTAACTACAAAAGCTTCTACAGAAGAACAATTAGGTAATATTTCAGAAATGAATTTTTCAATAGACACCTCTTCAACACCATCAAATTCATTTCTTTTATGTCTTGTTGAAGCAGCTGGTTTAACTCCATCAAAAATAGAAACATTTTTGATTTTATTATTACCACCATTAGCATGCAAAATTTCAGATACTTTAATATCATCTATAGTAGCCATTCTTCTGTCAAAAGATTCTGTAAAACCATTTTCTTCAACAAATTTTTGTGCTTCTTCAATTTGTCTTTTACTAATAGGAGCAACAGCTTTCATATAATTTACAGGATCTACTCTGTAATTCCAAGTTTTGCAAGCTTCATTAATCTCTTTACCTTCAGATAATTCAACACATAATGTACCAATTAATTCATTTCTGAATTTAGCTAAAGGAAACTTATATGAAGTTATCCAACACCAATTGTCTTTTTTATCAGCAGCTAAAGTATCATATACTTGTTTAAATCCTAATATGGTTTCTACTTTGTGAAGATGTGTTTGGCCATCTAATAAAGAACCTTGAATAATAAGATCTCTTACTAATATTAAAGTATCAGCAGAAATTTCATCCATAGCTCTTTTGAAAACATTTTTTGCATCTCTAAATTCACCACTAATAGCTTCAATAGATTGATTAGTAAAACTTACAAACTGTTTTGGTAAATCCAAATGCATATGATTAAAAGTATAAGTTTTATCAACTTCTACATGTCCATAAGCAGCAGCTTCAGTAGCATTATATTGTTTATAGTTTACAGCTGTACCTAATCTAAATATATCATTTGTCTTTTTACAAGACTCATATGGTAAACTATTAAGTTCATCAAATGTTTCAATAAATATATCTTTAATATTCGCTTGTTTAACAGCAGTAGCCATAGCTAAAGCACTAGCCTTATACTCTTCATCAGCAAGAACATCAAATATTGTTATAATATTATTATTAGCATCTAATGCTACAATATTACCATAACGTCTAACAAAGTTATTACAATGATTACAATTATGATAACTGGATGCTGGATCTCTAAATACAGGATCATGTTCTTTTGGAAAAGCTTTTAAATACATTGTCCATAATGCATGACCAGATATTTCTGATCTAAATAATTTACCAGTTGCACACATCCTAGCAAACTGTTCTTGGAGTTGTTGATTGAAATTTTTCATGTTTATATATAATTATTGTTTAATAAATAAAAAACACCACACTATTTCTAATGTGGTGTTAGTTTTTGTAATAACCTCTCGTAAAAGTAATTACATTGTAAACCTAGTATTAGCACCCTCTTGTCTTATTAAATCATCCAGTAAATACATACTGTTGCATTTCATTTAATAAGAGTAGGGTCACGTAGTTAATATGACGTTTGCTGATTGCTACCAATTAAGGTGTAATACAACGGTTCTTTAACTACTTGCTGAGAACTCCCAAGAGTTTATAATAGCATATCTCATACAGCTATATCTCTTCTACTATATTTCTATAGAGTTTCTATCAGGGTTTAGATTTTTTAAATATGCTTCCAAATATATTACTATATGAATTTTAGAATTATAAGAGCAAGACCCTCTTTTGCTGGACTAAATGCAAACGCTGGATTTTTACTTGACCTATTACGTGGTATTTCCAAAGCCCACCACTTATAATTCAAGGACTGTGATAACCTCATCAATACTCCAGTTAGATTAACGTATCCGCTATCGTTACCTTAATTATTCCATGCATTGTTTGCGGTTATGGAAGCTGGTTTATATCAACTACATACAGTTTATGTATTAATCCTGTATGGGATTGTTAAAGTACAATTCTAAACTTTTATTAGACTATCCTATCAGATATGCCCAAGAGTTCAGGTTGTTGGTGCTAACCCTCTCTCAGAGACTGCTGCATATCATTCATACCCAACGCGTATTTAGATAAGATAGTTATTTTAAAAACCACACACCCTTCAAGATAGGAATAAACATTTTCAGCATACTAACGTTGTCCATTGACATTCTACATACTTACTTATCATACTCAACAAACGTAACACTTCTTGTAGTGTCGTAAATCCAGGTTATAAACTTTGGTCCCAATCCTATCTTCAAGTCTTATAATAGGAGTTATCCAGTAGGCCAACTTCATTACTTGTTTGTCTTTCTATGTGTGATTTCTATCTTATTTAACTTGTTTTCCTTCTACACCTCTTTTTATTCTGTCAGAGGTTCTTTTGTTCAACCATAACAAAGCTTCATCTAATTTTGTTATAGCAATAGCATTTTCTCTACAAGGAAATTTTGATTGTAAGAAGTTTAAACGGTCTAACAGAACTTCAATAACTTCTTCGTTAGTTGTACCATCAGAAATAGTTAATAATTCTGTAGAACCTTCTTCTCTTGGTTCTTTGTGAATGAATTGAAGAATTTGTCCTTCAGGATCTTTATCTTCAAAGTTTTCTAGAGCATATGTATGCCCAGGGATAAGATTTGTCATTTTTATTTATTTTTTAAAATGATATTTGCAAAGGTAGTGTCTATTTGCATTTTATTTAATAATTCTTCTGCAGACATTTTCTTTGCTTCATCAATAATTTTTTGTTTTTGATCTTGAATGTTTAAATCCACTCTAGCCTCACTAGCCATATTTTTAAAATTAATCCCTGTTACTTTTAATAACAGGGATATGATTAATACTGAATTAACTCTTCACAACCCTCTTTGTTATGACAGAAAATCTTTCTGTTTTCACATATTTGAATTTGTTTTCCACCAGAATCAATACAAAGTTGTTTTAACTGATCACTAAATTGTAACAAAGAAACTGCATTGACTTTGTAAGGAAAGTTTGAAACATGTACTTTATCTTGACCATCATTTATAATTAAAATTTCAGGTAATTCTCTGGATAAATCAACTTTTAAGTTGTGTAATTTTCCACTTTTTACTTCATCTGCAACATATTGTACAATTCTACCAATGTCTGTTGTACTTCCTCCTGGATAGTTAGAAAAGGTTGACCAAAATTCATTAACACTTTTTTCATCTTTAAGATGATAAAATTTCAAATCATAGGTACTACTAACAAAGAAACTAAAGAAGATTTCTGCTTCTCCTTTAATTACATATTTCATTCTTTCCATAAGGATTCCATTAACCCAATTTTGTTTCTTTCTATCAGACATACTTCCTGAATAATCACAAAGAATAATAAGCTTTTGCTTTTTTTCAGAACGATTAACAGGCATGTTGATAATTAAATCTTTGGTAAGAAATCTTGTTTCAAAATTAGGTAACATTCTTTGTATCATGTCAACTTTGGTTACTTGTTCAAAAGAAGACATTACTTTTTTCTTGTATGTAATAGCATTGTGTACTTCTTTCTCACTAACATCTAATTCTACTTTAAATTCTTCTCCCATTTTACCAACAAGAGAAATATTGTTTAATGTTTCAAATCTACTATCTTGAGCATATGGATTTTTATCAACAAGATTATTTAGAATAGGATTACAAAAAACATCTCTTTCAAAAACAGCAATAGAAGTAGAAGATTGACCAGGATTTCCTTGAGCATTACGATTAGCTTCAGTATCTGTTATTCTCCAATGAATAGCTATTGCTTGTTCTAAAGGGCTGAATCCAGGTAAAAAAGTATCATATATTTCATCAAGAACTTGTTTTTTCTTTGCAAAATCTTCTAGCTTAATAGGAATAGTTTCATCTTTAGAATATAACTCTGATAAGTATTCTCTATCATCAATCATTTTAAAGTAACAAACTCTGGCGTATTCTTTTATTGTATCAATTTTATCTCTTGAATAAACAGCTACTTTTTGTTTGATTTCTTCTGCTGTTGGGGTTAAATAACTTTCAGGTTCTTTAACCATCAACTTAGAATTATCATCAATTTCTGTTGTATCATGAGTAAATCCGTAGAAATTATAATTTGACCACTTTTTAGGTGTCCAAGCAAATTCTTTCTTTTTTTCAGGTTCTATCCAATGTGAATGTCTATGATTTCTTTCTCTTGGGTAGCTATCATAATAATTATATTCATCTGAAGCTACATAAGCTGATGCACCATAAACATCATCATTATGATTTGGTTTATAAGACCCTGGGCCTTGTCCATAGACAGGAGTTCTTCTAATAGTATTTTCATGATCTTCTTTTTTACGAAATTCATAACGCATACTATTTGGACCTAGCTCTCTAGCTATTATTTCTCTTACTGAGGGCTTTTTCTTTTTATTACCTGATTTTGACCACCAATCCATAAAAAGGAGTATTACAAGCGACTTGTAGCAGTTGCTCTACGTTTTGGTTTTGTCTCTTTTATAGAAGAATCAGAATTTACTTCTTGTTCTTTAGCATTATCTGCTAAAGCTTCTACAATTGCTCCAGGGGTAACAGCATCAATAGCTTTTTTCTTGTTTAAAGCTCTGTGATATTTGTCTTTGAAATCAATAAGTTTTTCAGAACATTTTTTAACTACAGCTGTGTGTGTAGCTACCAAATCATCACTTACTACTAATTTTCTTAAAGCTCTTTCAGTATTTAAGATTATAGTATAGTCTTCAATGATTTCTAAATACTCTTCATCTGTACTAATAACAATTCTTTTTGAAGAATCATCAACATTCATTGTTAATTCTTTAAACTTAACAGTTGCTTCAAATTTCTTTAAAGTTTCTGTAATTAAGTTAGCTTTTTTGCAGAAATCAGCAATAAACATTAAAGAATCAGGACCACACTCTTGATAAATATCATAAGCATCCAATGCTATACGAGGACTAATGGTAATACCATTTTTAGCATATTGTTCCAAAATAAAAGGAATAATAGGATCAACACTATCTTCACCAAATCTTTTTTGCAAAAGAGTATTATAACTGGTTTCATTATAGTTATCCCATATTACATTTAATTCTAAAGGAAATCTTTCCATTAAAGCTTTGATGGAATCATTTTTAGCATACTCCTCTCTAGTTTTGTTGGTACAACAAATAATAAATTGAGTTTTTATTGGAAATACCTGAGTTCCGTTTCTGAAGAACCCTGAAGAAAGAGTATCTTTCAATTGTTCCAAAATAAAATCAGGAGCATCCATCATCTCTTCAAGAATCACAAATTCATGATTCATAAAAGAGTTTTCAACAAGATATTCAATTTTACCTTCTTTTAATAAAGGAATATTAATACCTCCAAACAACCTTTCGGTTGTCATACCAGAACCCATAGTAATAATATATGGATTAATACCTTTATCATAAAGATATTCTAAAGCAAAATCTGATTTACCATGTCCTCCAGGACCATACAGAATTACATTTTTACTTGTTTTCAGACCAACATCAAGTATTTTATTGGCTTTATCCATAAATACAAATCTGTCTAATAAACTTCTTTTTTCTTCAACTGCTTCTTTCATTTTTTCAATGTTTTAATAATGTTGTTAAAAAAACAGACTGTAATGACTACAGTCTGTTTTTAATAATTAATTTACTTTCTAAGTTTTAATAGTCTTCTTCTTGTTACAACTGTTTGTAGTTTTTCAGAAATAATAGACGAACTTCTAGCATACGCTTTTATTGTACGTTCTTCTATAGATGGAGCTTCAGGTATTCTGAACTCTTCTCTTGGAGTAAATCTTCTTGGAACAGCATGCCAGTCATTAGAATTAATATTACAATCCAATGAAATCATATCCAATAAATTAAAACTAGAGCTTGCCTCAAAAAAAGTAGAATCTTCTTCAGTATCTTCAATATCAACTAAATATGCACAAAGAGGCATAGTACTTTCACAATCTGCTGAATACACACGATGAGTTTCTTTTGTGTATACATAAACACGTTCTAAAGCTTCTTCTGGATACTCTTCATTTTGTTTACAAAACTTTTTGACTAGTTTGGCAATATTGCTTTCCAATTCTACACTATCAATAAGGTTGTCATCTTCTGTTTTTTCTCCTTCATAATAGAATGAACCTAATTTAGGAGCACCAACAATAACCATTGACATACATTCTTTTGGATGAATACCTGAGTTAAATTCAACTAATTCAATTCCAGGAATGCGTAATAAGTTGGATTTGATATATTCAACATCAAATCCACTAGCCAAGGTTGACTTGGCTAGATAGACTTTTTTGTTGGACATAATTATGCCTCAGTTGATGGTTCTACAGAAGCACTGAAGTACTCTGCTTGTACTTCTTCAGCAATAGCAATTTCGTCATCCAAAAGTGCAATTTGGAATCTGTAATCACATAATTTTGAAACCCATTCTTTAGGGTTAAAATTTGAACTGGTTGGACGTAATGAATCTTTTGTCTCAACAGATAAATCTGTAAGATTCAACATCTCAACTTCTAATTCATCTCTTTTGTCGTTAAGAGTTTGAAGTTTGCTTGCCATTGCTTTTGCTGCACTTTTGTAAGCAAGTTGTGATCTTCTGTCAAGTACATCTTGACCTGAAGCAGATAAAATTTGCTCGAATTTTGAAATTTTTACTGCTTTTCCGTTGTTGTTTTTAGCTACTGCCATAATAAAAAATATTAAATTGTTAAAAAAATTGTTATATAATGAACACCATGTCCATTATGGGTTTAAAAGATTTCTCTTTTGTATTGTGAATAAAAATTATTGTTTTTTGATAAATTAATTTCCGTCATCTTCTTCATCGCTATTTCTTTTTTTGTTTTTTAAATCTTCAATTTGACGTAGAATATCAGATTTATTATCAGTCTTTTCAGAATCTTCTTTTGCTTTCAGAAATTCATTTTTAGATATTCTTGTAACAAAAGCTCTATCTCCAAATATATTTTTAAATAAAGAAAGAATTGGGTCATTCTCTATAGACTTCATCATTTTTTCTGCTTTCTTTTTTTCAAGGTCTTCTATTAAATTAGAGCAATAAAAACTAGCTACTAATATTACTTCTGAATAAGAAAACTCTTTTAATAAGCCTTCAATAAAATAAGAACTTCTAAGAGGTTCTTTTTTATAATTGTCTTTGATAAATTTTTTTAATTTATCTTTTAATGCATCAAATTCTTCAGTTGTACATCCTATTGCAGCTGGAATAGTTTTTTGACTATGGTCAACACTTACGATTTTCATGATTTTTTTGTTTTAAAATTTATATACTTTCTCTGAATAATAGTGTTTAACAGGAGCAATTCTAACCAAGCTATACGTTCTTCGATTAGTTGACCCTACAATAAATCCTAAAATTATTCTTGTTCTAATATGCTTTCTTTGTGCCATTTTTATTTGCCTTTGTTTATTAATAATTAACAAAATGGGGAAATTTCTTTCCCCAATCTGCCTTCAACAACAATTCTTAAAACAGAATTATTAACACTAAAAGTAAGCTGTAGTATTTAGGTTTGAATTTTTTCGTTCTCTTCATCAGGTTTAATTGGTTTTATGATTTGTAATTTGAATTTTGTTGTACACAACCTATGTTTTATTATATATAGATCTCTAAGTTTAACAACTTTAATAATATCATCATCATATCCACATACAATAGGGACTCCATCAACAGATATAGCACTATAAAAAGTATTTCTTCTCTTATCATAGTGTACACCAATATAACCAAGTTTGTTTTTAGGGCATTTTTGATATTTTTTTGCCATTATTTATGAATTAAATAAAAAAATATAGCCCAAAAGGCACATGTAATTATTGTCATAATAAAAGAAATTATATCAATTTTATTATTTTCTCTTATGTCTATTATAGTACTAGTTATTGATATGTAACTAATAATTAAACAGAAAAACATTATTATTGTAAAACTAATAACTGATTCCATATTTTTTAAAATTTAAATTAATATTTAGCCCATCCGCATTTAGTACCTTACTAATTCTCCTTTGGAAAGAATAATGATGCGTTAACTGCTAAAAACCCAGAAAATCATAACTGGTAAAAACTGACTATTAGTTTTTTACAAACGACAAATAAAAAAGAACGTATTATTTAAGCATATCACCTAACTTTATGTGATTGATAAGTGACATGAAATGCATTGTTGCCATGAAAAGAAGCTCTTTTTGAGTCATTGTTTTATTAACTACATCAATATAGTCATAACCATTCAATTTCCCTTCTATTTGAGCTTTTGTGATAATCTCTACTTTATTAATATAGTCATGATATTCTTCAGGAGAATCAAAGACTATTGTCATAGGATCATTATTGTCTAAATTTATTTTTAGTGGTTCCATAGTTCAATATAATAAAAATCATTAAACATTGACACAATGGAGGCTATCCATAATATCATTAAAATAAGAATTGGTGTGTCTAATTTGACAACCAATGTATCATTATCATCATCTTCTTTTAAAAAGAAAATAACAACAATGAATGTAGATACTATTGCTATTAGCATTAGTATAAGTGTTAGTTTAGATAAACCCATGTTGTTGAATTTAGGGATTAAACTTGTATAAGAAAATTTTCATCTGCTTTTCTTTGAAAAGTAAAAATGTCTTGTTCTCCATCATAATTCCATTGACTATTGTCATTATCAATGATAACTATTATATCAAAACCCCATTCATTTCTACCTAATTCAAATTTTCTTTTATAACCTACTTCATCTAGTTCTTCTAGTGTAGCAGATCCTGTCTTTTTTAAGTCGTTTAGTGTAAGCATCTAGTCTTTTTATTAAAATAGCATATACTAAGAGATTTTTACTCTTATCCAATAGCAAAGCTACCATGTTGTCTTTTACACCAAGTATACACTATTTAATTTCTTTTTGTTCTTTTTTAAAAAATTCTAATAAACCTTCTAACTTACGTGAAGTTAGATAACCATCATAATCATAATTGTGCAATACAATTATATTTTCAGGATACTGAAAACTATCTGCAATAAAGAGCATCTCATTTGGAGTTCCTAAAGAACCAATAGACAAGAATCTATTTCTTTCTAGTGGATAAAACAAACTTCTTAATAAAGTAGGTTTATCATGTTCTTTAAATCCTAAAGTTTTAACTTCATCTCTACTCATCATATTTTGTATTCATAAATTTCCAAGATGATACCATAAAATGTTCATTATGAACAACATAAGGTTCTTCACAATTAGCATCTTCTATCTTAATTAAGAAAGTAAATCCACTTTGCCAATTTATCCCATCATCACTAACGTATATAATTCTTTTATTAGAATTAGTGTTAGTGTCTGAAGACATATCAATTAATGAAGTTATCTCTTTAAGAGGAAGATTTAGTGGAGGAGAAGGACTCCAATGAAACTTATTATTTTCATAATAATAATATCTACCTTTTACAAGACTAGTACCAAGGGGAAAAAATTCTTTACTATATATAAAATTTTTGTATGAAAGATACCCATTCATGTAAATAGAAAATGCCCCAGCTTTAAAATCTTTTATTAATTCAGTTTTATTCATTTTTATCTCCTTTAATAAATAACCAAATAGAAGTCATATAGAACTCATTATAAACTATAAAATAAGTTGTTCCATCTTTTAACTCTAGTTTGGTTAGAAATTTTGCTTCTTCCCAATCTTCATCATTATTACTAACAAATACATTTTGACCCTTAGTAAAGAATAAATTATTGCTTAATTCGACAATTTCACTTAATGTATATACTTTTTCTAAGTATTTATTATCTTCTTCATAAGTATTATTAACTATTATAGGATGACTATTCTCTTTAATAGCAAAATATTGTCCTATTCTAGGAATATAAGAACCTAAAGCAAGTAATTCTATGGCTAAATTTTTTGCTTTCTTTTCAAAAGGAAGATCAATAAGGACACAAGCATTTTTTCCTTTGAGTCTTTTGTTTTTAAAATCTTGAATAAATGACATAATTATTGATTTAAGGGTTCAAAATAAGGCCAAAAAGATGAATTATAAAATTCATCATAAACAATAACTCCAGGTATAGCAAGTTTTTTAAATGCAACAAGAAATTTATATCCTTTAACATACTCTGAACCATCTTCACTTACTAGTATTTCAGTACCTTTATCACAAACATTTTTATACTGTTCAACTAAATCTGATATTAAATGAACATGACCATTAGGATAACTATCTCCCATAGCAGCAGCTCCACTTTTCAATACAGCATATTTTGCTTTTAATGAAGGACTAAATGTTTTATAATCAAATAAAGCTCTCATTAATTCAAGAGAATCATAATTGTTTACATCATATTTTACTACTTCTTCATTATCCATTAACTGTTGTCTAAACTTTTTAACATTTAACATACTAATAAGTTTTAAGTTTAACAAATTTCCATTCAGAAGTAACAAGTCTTTCATTGTGAACTACATGTTTAGCTTCACAATCTTCTTCAGGTATTTCAGCCAAATAAGTAAATCCATCCTCCCAACTTTGCCCATCATCACTTACTAATACCTTAGAAAGAAATTTTAAAGTTGGGGTTACTTCAATAAGATCATTAATGTTTATAACATCATTAGTGCTTGATGTATTTCTTTTTGTTACATTTCCTGCCTCTCCTGTATAAAATTTACCTGCTTCCCAATATGCAACATTAACTAAAGGCCATAATTCCTTCATTTTCTTTACCTTTTCAGTAGTACATTCATCTAAATAAATAGATACTGTTATATTTTTTAATTTGTCTTGAATTGATTCGATGTTTTCCATTGTTTCTTTTGTGTTTATTAAGTCAATTAAATTTATTTCTTTCCCAGGTCCTAATATGTTATGTGTTGAAGTAAATACTCTACCATTTTTAAAATAATAATAAGTATTATCTTTAATACGAAAAAAACCTATATTAAATAAGTTTCTCATTAAAGATATTCCATCCCATCCTACAATATTTATATTTTCAACCTTTACAGCTAAGAGTCCTTGTTTAATTTCTGCTGATTGTTTATCCGTCATAAGAATTATCTTTAAGAATGTGAATTATGTATAAAGTAATTAATACAAATAATGTAATTACTGGTATATAATGATACTCTTTAAAATAAAAAGGAAAAACTAATGATACCAATAAGCTTATTAATATTCCTATTAACAAGAATGCTTTATATACTTTTTTCATACTATTTTTCTTTAGTAAAAATGTTAATAATAATATCTACAGTTTTGATAAAAACATAACCAAACCCAAAAATTAAAAGTCCTCCAGTAACGATAGCTAAAGCTCCTGCAAATACGCTTCTAAAAGGTTCCATCTTTCAAAGTTTTTTCTAACCATTCTTTAGCTTCATCAACACTACTAGACATATGTCCATTACAGTTTTCACTTGCAGTCATATTAGCAACATCCATTACTATTTCTCTAAACTCTTCAGTTAATCTATTATTATTTCTAATAATACTTAATAAAGAAATACCAGAATTAAAAGTTGCTATTTGTCTCCACATTAGAGTACCAGCATCACTATTATCCTTACTACCACCTTTTCTACCTGCATATCTAATAGCAGTATTATCAAATCCAAAGAACTGCATATTTCTTACAGCATTAACAGCATAAATCTCTTCTTGAGTTTCTCCTGTTAAATCCCAACCAATAGGATTATTTTTTTCGTCTTTTACGATTTCTAATTTCATAGTATTTGTTTTTAAGATTGATAAAAATAAAAAACCCCCATATTACTATGAGGGTTAGTAAAAATTTCGCTTTTCTTGCGGAATTATGCTACCATTCTTAATGGTGCATTATTCATTTGGATAACTTTTGAAGTTATTGTTTAATAATTCTCGTTGAGTCCTACTGTATTGCTGTCAAATCCCGTTATCCCCTGATTTACCGCTTGTTATTTAAACTCGTAGCGATGAAACGAGGCAATCAACTTATAAACGGATTTCTAGTGGAGATAGAGGGAGTTGAACCCTCGTCCAAACAATGTTCAAAAACAAGTCAACAAATTATTATGCTGTAAATATATAAATTAAAAATCATCTGCAACACCATTGTAAGCTAAATGACTATAATCAACATAAGCGTATTTAGAATTTCTTGCATTATGATTTTGTATTCTATGAAATTTATCTTCTTTTGCTAAACCACAATTTAATTTGCGCCAAACTTGTTTATAGTTTTCATCTGTTATTTCTTTAAAATCAGTATAAATTCTAAGATTAAATTTAAGCTGTTTTGTAGTAAGATTTTTAACTCTTCTTATTTCTGCTTTATTTAAATTTAAAAGAAGTAATTTATTTTTAAATTCTGTTGGGTTTAATTTAGCCATTTTATTTAGGTTTATAAGTTATTAATATAGTCAAATGAGCATCATCACTTTTAACAATTTTAGTACCATCTTCATTCCAATAACTTTTAGTTGATAAAATAGTCAAACTATCTATTATTGTATTGTACTTACAAAAATCATTAAGTAAAGAATTAACATCTTTAACAGTACCAGATAATGTTGTTTGCATAATTATTCTTCTTCTAAACTATATTCAACAATGTTTTCATGTATGTTTAAACATTTCCAGGTAACTTTTCTATAACCATAAAAATCAACTCTATCTCCTTCATTTAAATGTATTTCTTGATCTAGTATGATATAAACATTTTGATTTTCTTTATCAAGAATAAATCCTTTAGATTTATATTCCTTTTCATAATAATCAAAACATTCTTTTAAAGAAGTAGCAGAAGTAAAGATTTCGTTACTAATTTCAAATTTTGTTTTCATAAATTTCTTTATTTATATTCAATCCCTCTGTATTCAGTTGTAAGGTAGGTAGTTATTTTATCCTTATCTCAACTGGTCATCCTTGGGAAATGACAATGATACATTGCTTAAATTCATAAGGGTAAGAAGTGTAATAGCTTTGAGGGTTAGTCCCCTCTGCTTACATTACACTATACCCTATGTTAAAATCACTTGTCCAAATTCTAGTGGAATAGAATAGCAATACTTAATGCTCTAACTCATTCTATCTCTACAATAAACACAACTGCTAGTACAGTTTATAATTCTCATACGTTAAACATCGTCTACTCTATGTGAGGGAAATTCCATGAATTATTGTTTATCTTCAAGCAAGTGATTTATATTATTAAAACAGAAGGTTTGACGTTAGTTACACTCCCACTAGGAACTACACTTATTTATGACGGACTAAACCGCATCCTAACTTCTATTTTATATTATTAAACTCTCACAAGGTTGCACCTTGTAGGATTTACTTAGTTGCATAAAATCCTTTTTCTCTACCACTATATCTAATATTAGTGTAGCCTTGAGATTTTAATTCTTCTCTGAGTTCTGATTTAACATTATCTGATAAATCAATAAAAACTGTTTTAGGTGCTGCTTTTCTTGCCATTGTTATTTAAATTTAATTGTTAATAGTTGAACCCTTTGATTTTTGATCTCAGGGAACAACTAAAAAGACTTTTATTTTATTTTATTTTACTAGTTACATATTCAGAAGCTATATTTCTCATAATACTAAAAGCAATATATTGATTTGTATATCCCCCTTCTGAAGTAGCGTCACGATTAATTAATATTCTGTTTGCTTCCCATCTAACTATTGAAAATCTAGTTGTAATAACAGATTTTAAAGGTAAATCAATATTAAATGCTTTAAGCATATAAATTATTTCAGGGAATTTAGCAGAATCATCAGTAATAATATAATCTTCTTGAGAATCTGAAGTAATACCATCAATGATTTTTGCTTTAACTAATTGGTCATAAAGATATTCAGGAAGAACATAATCAAAAGTTGTTGTACCCATAAGACCAGCTAATTTTTGCATTAAAGAGGAGCCAAACTTTTTACCACTAGCAACCATGTCTTTAATAACTTCTAAATTAGATTCAGAAAATTTTCTTGGTTTCATATCATTATATCCTGAAGATAAAACAAGGTGCATACATCTATGATCAATACCTTCAGTAATAAAATCTCTCATGGCTTTATCAAAATCACTTTCAAGAGCTAATCTGCTTTCATTAATCTCAATATTATTTAAACTAACATCAAAATTAATTTCTTTATTATCATCAGAACATCTAATACCTTGTCTGTATAAATTAAAACAATCACTACTTCTTTCATACATACTACCTAAAGCATTAGTGAAAATAGGAGTTCTTTCTAAAGCAAAATAATGATCAAAATTTGATATTACTCTCTCTAATTCACTATTCATAGGAATATAATAAGTAGTTTTACCATCTTCACCAATCATATCAGGATTAACCAAAGATTTAATTGTACAATTTCCTTCATCAAGAGCATTAGAAATAGTTTCTCTTAAAGCCATCCAACCAGTCCATTTAGGACCCATATTAGAAGTAATAGATGTATCAATACCATTTACAGTTAATACTTTAACAGGATTATCTCTGTGAAGTACAACTTTAGTATCTAACTTCATCTCTTCTGTACCTCTAAATACTTTAGGCACACAATTATTTCTAAAATACCAAGCTAAACTAAACTTGTTACCACTACCAAATTCACCAATTTTACCTTCAACTCCTCTTTTTGTAGAAGAACCAATAAGTGTTAAATCTTCAGTCTCAATAAGACCATCGTTTGTTACTTTTAAATAAACCATTTCTTTTCTTTTTAGTTATTATTAATTTTAGTCTGATCATCAGTATTCAGTGACTAATCTGAATATACAGCTCTCTACATTAACACATATGAGAGAGCTGTTTCACTATTTGGAATAATATATTAAAATGATATAAGTATATGAAGTATTAATATTAGACACCATTTGTACTTAATGATATGCATAATATTACAGAAGAGAATACCAATTGACTCTAACTACTCTGCTTCTTGGATAAAGCAAATACACAACACACACTTAATCACTATCAACACTCCTAATGCTATATTAATTAAACATACAGCATAGGAACATAACGCAAGAATAATACAACAACGAATTAATGGCCATACTTAGCTATTAGCACCATTCTTATATGCGTTAACTCTTAAAAACGTAACACAAACCTCTTAATCATAAAGAATAATACAAATAATACCCTTTATATAAAGAACAAATAATACAGTAGTATATAGAATAATGTATTTACTAATGCTATATGTTTAGTCTGTTATTACTATTTTTCTTTCTTTTTAGACACTACCACACTATTAGGTGGTGTACTCTCCTACAAAAACACACTCAAAAACAACATTTACAACCATTACAATATGTTAAAATATTGCATTATTCATAATTGGGTCAAAAAATATACGGCATATTGACAAAACCAATTATGATATTCGCAATGAAACCTCTCAAAAGCTAAGAATGTATCAATATTTGATTAAAAAGTGTAAATCCACAAGAACGTGTTGCAGATTTACACCTATATATATATACATCATTAGGACCTTTTAAAAAGCCCACCCAATTGTTCTCTGAACCCACCCTTATATACGAAATAACAACACCCTTTTCAGGGTGTTATTATAGTATCAGTTAGTTTCCGAAAGCAATAGTATCTTCCCAAACCAATTGTCTTGGCGCTTTAACTCTCTCTTTGGCCTGTTTAATCAACTCTTTGGTTACTGTAGAGCCTAAGCCTGTTCCTTCAGCCTCAACTCCTACTACTCTCCGATTGACTGTTTCCATTTTGTCTGTCTCGGTGTTCAATCGTGTTCTCGTAGTTTCCCAAATCACTCCCGTTAGCAAGATTTCTGTTAATTTGGCCTCAACCTCTTTGGTCGTATCGCAAGCCAAAATCTCTCTACTAATAATGCCTGAAGCACTATAGACTACTCTATCTCCGTCCTTGTCTATCAGCGCAAGAGCTAATCCTTTCTCGCTGTCTCGACTGATGTTTCTTGCGGAAGCGATTTCTAATCTTCCTCCCTCACCGATGAAATCAATTACGTTAGCAAATTTCACTAACTTAGATTCTTTCTGTTGTTTGGCCAAAGCCTCTTTGAATAAACTCATGATGTATTGATTTAATTATTAATGTTCATTTTTGTGGCGGGACTATCCCAACCACGTAATTCGTAATAGGGGTTTTTGCTTAGAGTCTACTACTCTCTCATCTATAAAAAGGTGGGGGTACTTTTAAAATTTTAATTATTTTTTATTATATTTGTAACTAATTTAGTTATTTATGGAAACCAATAAAGTTATTTTACAGAGATTAAAGAAAAGCTTTCCCACGGAAATAGAGAAAGCAGAAATGTATTTTGGTATTATATCTTCCGTTAATGCCTTGGGTTTATCTACTAGGGAAATTCAGCTGGTTGCTTTTACTGCGGTTAAAGGGAATATTTCTAATGGTAATGCTAGGGAGGAGTTTTGCAGGATATATGATACTAGTATTCCCACTATTAATAATATTATATCAAAGCTTAAGAGGTTATCTATTTTTGTAAAAGAAAATAAGAAGATTAAGGTTAATCAGAAGTTGGCTTTGGATTTTAAGAAGGAGATTGTTTTACAGTTTAATATGGAGTAATATGGCACTTTCAGTTAAGGATATAATTATTGCAAAGATTTCCTCGGAGGATTCTTTTAATAATAGGTTTGTAGTTCAGAGGGTTATTGATCATCAGTTTACGGAAGCTAATGAGGCTCTTAATCATAATCATGAGGTTGAGATTTCTGGATTTGGTAAATTTATTTTTAAAGAACAACGGGCTGTAAAGCTTTTGCCTAATTTGCAAAGAACTGTAGTGGAGTATAATAAGAAGTTAAAGGATCCTGAGTTAGATCATAAGGAAAGGATTAATCTTAATAAGAGGATAGTTACTATTAATGGGGTTATAAAGTATTTAATCAATAAATTGGAAAATAAATGAGTTTATCAGAAATGTTGGAAGGTTGGAAAAATAACCTTTTGCCAAAGGAGGAAATGAAAACGCTTATTGAAGCGGTTCACTCTGAAAGAATAGCAATCTGTGAGGCATGTGAATTTCATTCTAAGAATCATTTGTCTATAAGACCAGATGTACATTGTACGAATTGTGGGTGTACGCTGGCTGCTAAGACACGGTGTTTATCTTGTAGTTGTCCAATAAATAAATGGGAAAAAAAATGAGTGTAAAAGCAGTTGCAGTAAAGGTTCCGCTACGGGGCTTGATAGCTTCTCTAAAAGAAATGGAGAAGAGAGGGTTGTTTTTTGTGGATGTTCATGTTCATGAGGATACAGATAAGGATGAAGACAGTTTGTTTATTATTGGAAGAGATGAGTACTTAGTAGATGATGAAGATGATAGAGCTGAAACAAATTTTGAAGATTTAATATAAACTTTAAAAATAATAAAAATGGAAAATAATTTAACCACAGAAAATGATTGTATTGGTATACAAACTTTTTTAGATGAAACTGTTGATGAGTGGGAGATCATAAAAAATCAATATGATCTTGTATTTAAAGATAAGAAAAGGCTTCTTGTAATAAGAGAATTTATAGTACAACAATTGCATGAGGTAGATTCTGCTCTCACCACTGTAAACATTTCTATAAATAGACTTGATGATCGTTATAGTAAATATAAAGAGAATGCTTTAAATAACAAAGATTTTGAATAATGGCAGTAAAGAAAACTACATATACGGAAATTGAGTTGGAATGGGCTGAACAACAGTTGGCTTCTTGGAAACAATATGTTGATGCTAATCCTATGCATGAGTTAAAAGATAGGATTGAGTGGAAACCTACAGCTAAAGGTGGTTTACTTCCAATGGTGATTGCAAGCATTGAATCTCAAGGGAAGTTCATTCAGGAGACGATGAAGAATTATTTGGCTCTTTTGGAACAGGTAGAAAGGCTACGGGAAAAAGAAGAGACAAAAAAGGTAGCGGTTAGGGGTGATGTTCAGCTTGGTAGTATGGCTGATGAATTTCTTAAAGGAAGAAAATAATGAAATTACATAATATCACATTTAAGGATTGGTTTATAAACCAAAAGAGAGTTCCAACAGAGGATTCTGAAGAGTATAAAGCTTTTTATAATTTTCAAAGGGAACTATGTATGAATGGGGCAATGATGGATGGACAGTTTATAAACCCATTTTTAATGTGGCATTTAAACTTTTGGAATACTGAAGTTGACATTATAGATGATTATGGTAGAATTAATCAGAAGTATGCTAACCCTTTACTAAGAGATAATGAATGGTTAGTGACTAATGAGATTGATAGAGCTCATAAAGAAAAGAAAGGATTAGTTATTCTTGGGATAAGAAGGTTTGCTAAGTCAGTATTAGAAGCTAGTTATATTGGGCAGGGGGCTACGTTTGATGAGAACTCTCAGAATATTATTGCTGGGTTGAATGCTCCCGATATTAAGTTGATTACTGATAAGATTGACAAAGGATTAAACTTCTTACCTAAAGCTTGGAGATGGCAAAGGGTAGAGGATAACTGGAAACAACAAGTTACGTTAGGAATAAAAACCAAAGCAGGAGAACGTATTCCTTTTTCACAGATTTTAATTAGAAACTTAGATGAAGGGAATAATGAGGAAGCTATTGCAGGAACAAAACCACGTCGTCTTATTATTGATGAGATTGGTAAGGGTAATTTCTTAAGAGGATTACAAGCAGCTATTCCTGGTTTTACTACTCCTTTTGGATGGGGGTGTTCTCCAATCCTTACAGGTACAGGTGGGGATATGAAAAAGTTTATGGATGCTAAAGGGCTTATGTTTGATGTTGGTAACTTTAATTTCTTGGAATATAATAATGCCAATGATACTAAAAGAGTTCATGGTTTATTTATTAGCCATAAATTTAGAATGGAAGCTAAAGAAGAGAGTACTCTTGGGGCTTATTTAGATGCTCCTTTAGGGTCTTCTTTACATGAGGTTCCTATGTTAGTTTCTAATGAAGAATTAGCTACTAAAATTACAGATGAAAATCTTGAGAAATTAAGAAAAGCAGGGGATAGAATGGCTTATCTTAAAGAGAAGATGTATTATCCTAAAGAAGTAGATGATATATTTCTTAATGAAGACACAAATATCTTTGATATTGAGGCAGCTAAAAGACAGAAAGCAAAATTATTATTACAAGAAAGAGTTGGAGTACCTGTAATATTGTATGATGATGGTGAAGGAGTTAAACATAATTTTACTGATAAATTACCTTTAACTAATTTTCCTTTGAAGAACTCAGATATGAAAGATGCTCCAGTAGTTATATATGAATTTCCTATGGAGAATCCACCGTATGGATTATATACAGCAGGAGTTGACCCTTATAGACAGGGAAAAGCTTCTTACTCTACATCTTTAGGGTCTGTATACATATATAAAAGGATGCATGCCATTAATGGAGATAAATATCAAGATATGTTTGTTGCTAGTTATTGTGCTAGACCTGATGATAAGAAAACATGGGAAGAACAAGCAAGACTTTTAATTAAATTTTATAATGCTAGAGCTCTTTGTGAAAATGATGAGATTTCTTTTATAGATTATATGGTTAGTAAGGGGGATGCTCATTATTTAGAAAGACAGCCAGAATGGTTAAAAGAAATTGTACCAGGAACTACTGTAGCTAGAGAGTTTGGAATACATAGATCTGCTGAAAAAATTAGAAACTTTCTGCATGGTTGTTTAAAGAAATATACTGAAGACCCAATTTTTACTGAAAAAGATGAAACTGGTGCAATAATTTCTGAAATAAAAGGAATGGCAAAAATATTTGACCCTGTTCTTTTAGAAGAAATGATTCAGTATAATGAAGATGGTAACTTTGATAGAATTGTTGCCGCTGAGTTAGCTATAGCATTAGCTATGAAAATGGACCCAATTTATGGAAAAATTGGTAATGATGAAGATTCTAGGGTAAAATCTTTAGGAAATAAAAGAAAAAACCCGTTATTTGCAGAATCAAATAGAATGTTTAATAAACCTACTCGTAAACTGTTTTAACAATGGCTATTATTAGATACACCAAAGATGCTACAATACGTTATGCGTATTTAAACATATTTCCTGATCAGTTTAAAACACAGAAGGAAAAAGAAGATGAGAGCTATATTAAGAATACTATGGATTATTTTTCCAATAAAGCATATTCTGAGTATACTAAAAATAGAAATACCTTTACTAAAAATTATGATTTAGTTAAAGGTATATTACATCCAGAAGATTTTTATCTGGAGCCTACAGTAAAAAGTTTTACAGAGATTCTTAAACAAGATATTAATCTCCCAAAATATGTACAACAGTATTCTATTGTAACTGCTCCTCTTAATGCTTTAGTGGGAGAATGTACTAAAAGACCTGATTCATACTCTGTAAAAGCTTTTGATGATGATAGTCGTTCAGAAGAATTGTCTTATAAGACAGAAATACTACAAGACTATATTATAAGTGGAGCTAAACAAAAGATTTTAGTGAAAGCACAACAACAAGGTATTGAAATCCCTGAAGAAGAATTACAACAAAGAAGTTTAGAAAGTGTTAAAGAAGATTTAGATTCCTATACTTCAATAGCTGAAAAATGGACTAATCATGCTTTAACTTCTTGTAAGGCAGAGTTTAATACTAAAGAAAAGAGTGAAGAAGCATTTAGGGATTTGCTTATTAGTAATCATGAATACTTCCACATATATGAGGATAACTCTAAAACAGGATTTAATGTTAGAGTAGAAAATCCTAAAAATGTCTGGAAACTTACTACACCAGATAAAAAATATACTTCAGATCCTTCTGGAAGAAATCAAGGAGCATATGCTAGTGGTATTGTGGAAGTTATGGAACTTTCTGAAATTATAGAAACAGTACCAGAATTAACAAAAGAAGAAATAGACCATCTACGAACTTCATTACAAGATTATGGACTTATTAATGTTAGAGAATCTAACTTAGGTAATCCAAATGCTGCTGATGGGCAAGACTCTATATTATATGATACATATGATCCTTTAGTTCTACAACAAAGAATGTTGATAGAATCTGAAATGAAAGAGAATAATGATGGACTTAGAGATTTTCTTGGGTTAACATCTAATGTCTCTGCCTTTGGATATAAATATGTAGTAGTTACAGCATACTGGGCTTCCAAAAAGAAAATAGGAAAAGTCACTTATTTAGATGAGTTTGACCAACCACAAACTATGTTAGTAGATGAGAACTATAAAAGTGGTACCATACCAACACAAATTTCTTTAGAGTGGGGTTGGATTAATCAATGGTATAAAGGAAGAAAGATTGGACCAGATATTTATCATATGTCCCCTCTTAAATTACTAAATTATAATCCTATTATAGGACTTAACTATGATATTAAAAATACAGAGGGTAGGAGTTTCATTGATATGATGAGACCTTTCCAAGCTACCTATAATGTATGTATGAACCAATTATGGCAACTTCTTGAAAAAGAGATTGGTAATGTTGGGGTAATTAATGTTAGAAGAGTACCTAGGGTTAAAGGTGGAGATTCTAATGATGATATTGATATTTGGGAAATGGAAGCTAGAGAAAGAGGTATCATGTTTGATGATGATTCCCCAGAGAATACTAAAGCTCCTGTTACAAATCAATCTGTTGCAAGAAATGTAGATTTAACTCGTTCTAATGAGATGCAAACTAGATATAATTTAGCTGTACAATTAAAGAATGAGTGTTGGGAACTTATTGGTATGAGTAAACAAAGACTTGGTGCAGTTACTGCTAGTGAAAGTGCTACAGGTACTAATACAGCAATGCAACAATCTTATGTTCAAACAGAACCTTGGTTTATTGCACATGAATATTTATTAGGACAGTTTTATCAAGGTATAATTGATGCTTGTTTATATATTGCTTCAACAAAACCAGAATCAACTGTATCTTACATTAATTCAGAAGGACTTTCAAGTTTTGTATCTGTAAATCAATCTGATTTATCTTTTAGAGATTTAAAAGTATTCCCAACTAATAGACCAGAAGATGTGAAAATGTTGCAAGAACTTAGAGAACTTGCACAACCTCTTATGCAAAATGGTGGTTCTTTATATGATGTTATTGAATTGTATGGTAATAAATCTTTACGTTCACTTAAGAAAGTATTTAGAGATCTTAGAGATAGACTTGCTGAACAACAACAACAAGAACAAGACATCAAACGTCAAGAACTTGAACAACAACAAGCACAAGCACAAGCTCAAATTGAACAAGCATATCAACAACATAGAGAAATCATGGAAAACCAGAATATGCAAAATGAGCTTGATAGGCTTTCTGATAAAGAGATTGCTATCATTAAAGCAAGTGGGTTTGGACAAGTTCAAACTGAGGATGCTGACAAAGATGGTATACCTGATATTCTTGAACTATCTAAAATACAACAGGATAGAGATAAGATTACTAAAGACTATAATTCTAAGCTAACAGATATAGCTTCTAAGAATAAACAGTTTGATGGTAAAATGGCTATTGAAAGAGAAAAAATCAAAGTAGCAAGAGAAAATATGCGAAATGATTTAGAGATTGCTAAGACCAATGCTAAGAATAGAGGTACAAAAAAATAAAGGTATTATAATGCTATATTACCAAAAATATTTAATGATATATTAACTAATTACTTTGAAATTATTAAAATACAGAGTAGTTTTACACTAGAAATAAACCAATTTATATAACTACATTATGGCACAAGATGATAACAACCTTTCTATAGGTGACTTTAGTATTCAGGATACTATGGAATTGGGAGTAGGTAATACAGCATTACTTGAAGGATTATATGCTTCAGAAAGTGCTTCAGCCTCCCCAGAAGATATTTCACCAATTGTTAAGACAGTTGAAGAAGATTTTATTCCAGAAGAAAAAACAGCCCCTAAAGGTAAACAGGTATCTCACCCAGAAGCTCCTGAAGAAGAAAAAAGAAAAGATATAATTTCTAATTTCTTAGGATCAGAAGAAGTGGTAGTACCAGAAGCTGGAGAAAAGAATATTATTAAAGAAGTACAAGATGTTCCTGAACCAGAAACTTCAACAGTTACTCAGTATACTGCACTAGCAAATGATTTATTCAATCTAGGAGTATTTAGTAAAGATGAAGATGAAGAAGATGTTGAGATTAAATCTCCTGAAGAATTTTTAGAAAGATTTAATGCAGAAAAGAAAAAAGGAGCTATTGAAACTATAGATAATTTTATAGGTCAATTTGGTGAAGATTATAAAGCCGCTTTTGATGCCATATATGTAAAGGGAGTTAATCCAAAAGATTACTTCTCTGTATATAACACATTAGTTGATTTTGCTGAATTAGATATTTCTAATGAAGACAATCAAGTAAAAGTTATGAAACAAGCACTTACAGATCAAGGGTTTGACCCAGAAGATGTAGATGCAGAAATTGAAAGATTGAGAAATTATGGTGATTTAGAGATAGCAGCTACCAGACATCATAAAGTATTGGTTAAAAAAGATGCTAACAGATTGCAAGAAATGGAAGCTAAGGCTCAAGAAGGTTTGCAAAGAAAAGCAGCCATAAAAAACCAATACATTCAAAATGTTCAAAGTGTCATAACAGACAAATTAAAGAATAAAGAATTTGATGGTTTACCATTAAATCCAAAAATAGCAGCTGAACTACAAGACTTCTTATTAGTTGATAAGTGGAAAACGCCAACTGGAGAAACGCTTACAGATTTTGATAGAGCAATCTTAGATCTTAAGAATCCAGAAAAACACGCAACCAAGGTTAAGCTTGCATTGCTAATGAAAATTTTAGAAAAAGATCCAACCTTATCAACGATACAGAAAACAGGTGTCACTAAAAAAACTGACCAATTGTTTTCAGAAGTTGCTAGACAGGCTTCTAAACAAGGAGGTAATGCTCCTACAAATTCACAAGCATTTAATGCTGAAAGTTGGTTTAAAAAATAATTAATAATCTAAAGTTAAATAAAAATGGCAATTCAAACTATTCCTGGCTTAACTGGCTTTACCTACGCAAGGGTCGCTTCAATGGACAAACGTGCAGTAGGAAAATTGACAGATAGCAATCACTTAGAGTCTTTTCACTCTACAGAACCAGCTGACTATGATAAGAAAATCATCAGCTTGTATACTCAGAGCTCATTATATTCTAATGACTTCTTAGACATGATCAACAAGAGCACTCCTTATTACATTGATAATAATAGTGATTCTTGGAAATGGGACATCAATGTTCCTTACAAATTCCCAAAAATTATTGAAGTCCCTACTTCTACTGCAGAATTAATTAAACCAGGTATTGATGGTCAAGAGTTTTCTCTTGTTCTGGATAGAAATGAGTTTTCTAAAAATGCTATCATTGCTGTAGGAACACGTCAATATGGTCCTCGCTTCTACGTTATTAAAGATCCTATGCCTTGGGGTGTTGGTTTCCTTTACACTTTCACACTTGTTTCTGATAATCCAATGGTTGACTTTGTCACTAGTACATACCTACAAGTAGGAGTAGAATGTGAGTTAGTTGATGCTGCTATTGGTGAGTTTGATCAAGACTTGTTAGGTTTACCTAGCTTGGGTGAAAAAATCACAATGTTTGAATCTTTAGGTTCTGCATATGGTTTTGAGCATACAGTTTCCAAATGGGCTGATGAAAAAATGTTACGTGATGCTTCAGGAAGACCTTTGGATATTCTTGTATATGCTAGACAACAAAACAATGAATTACCATTAACTCGTAATGATGTTAAGTGGGAGCCATTTATTGAGTTCTGGATGCGTAAAAGTATGTTGGAATTGAAAGTTAAAAAAATGATCTGGGGTAAACCAGGTACAGTTAAAACTAACGGTTCTAAACAAGAAGTTAAACGTACTTCTGCTGGTGTATACCACAGAATGAGAAACAACGGTAACTTAGTACAGTACAATAGAGGTGAGTTTAGTGCAAACTTAGTTCGTTCTGTATTTGGTGATTTATTCTACAGAAGAGTAGATGTTAAAGACCGTAGAGTTAAAATGTATACTAATGAAGCTGGATTCGATGTATTCCAACAAGCTTTGAAAAATGATGCATTAAACTCTGGTTTAACTTTCGTAGCAGATTCTGGAAACAGATTTATGCAAGGTGAAGGTCAGCATATCACATATAACTTTGCTTTTGATAGTATGATTACACGTGAAACTGGTCGTGTTGAGTTAATTCACTTGAAAGAGTTAGATTTACCTCAAACTAACTTAGAGTATGGACAAAACAAGAAATCTACTCCAGTATTTATGGTGTTCGATGTTTCTCCAATGTCTGATGGTTCTATGATTAACAACATTCGTGAAGTGAGAATGAAAGGTGCTCCTTCAATGACTTGGGGTTATATCGATGGTCGTGCTCATCACTTAGGTTTTGCTAAATCTCAAGGTATGCAATCGGCTAATAAATTCCCAGGGTATACCTTGTGGATGGAAGACAGATGTGATGTCTTTGTTGAAGATTTATCAAGAACTGTGTTGATCGAAGAGATTCCACAATTCTAAAAAATAGCTTAGAGAAATCTAAGCAAAAGAGTGCAGGTAAGCTGTGGCCCTTCAATGGGCACACTCTTCTAAATTAAACCAATTTAATCAACTACATTATGGGTAAGATAGGAAAAATCTCTACTATTAAGAAAGAGTTTAACAGTTCTCAATTGCAAACTATGCAAAGTGAGTTAGCTAAGAAAGGTATGACAAGGATTCCTGGAACAGGAGTTTTTAAATATCCTTATAAAGAGGTAGATGGTAAGTATAGAACAGGATTAGATCCAGATGCTGCTTACATCAAAAGAATTGCAGATCCTCTAGAAAAAGATTTAGAAATCGAAAGAGTTACTAAATTAAAAGAAAAACTAGAGAACGCTTTAGGTGGTTTAGACTTAGGTCCAAGAGCTCCTTTCTGGAATTATGGTTTATCACGTTCTTCTTCAGACGAATTACATGTACAACCAGTGAAGCTAATAGATGGTGATAACATTTACGATCTTAATGCTACTTTTCAAGAACTGGCTTTTTCATGGTTAAGAGTACATCCTTCAATTGCATCAAGCTATCAAGCTTGGGAAAGAGGTGAATTTCCTGCTGACACACAATTTTATGTTGTGGATGAAGATGTTGAAAGTGCTATCGTTCATAGAAAAAAACAACTTGTAAACAAAGCTATAGGTAAGTTTGAAAATATGTCTCCTGAGAAAAGAAAAAAAGTTGCAAGACTTTTAGGGCTTCCAGTGAGTGAGAACACTAAGGAAGAGATTGTGTACAATCTAATAGATACTGTATTAAAACAAACAGAATTTAAAACTGGTTTATTCCAAGGTAAAAGTCCTGTAGAAGTATTTAATAGATTTGCAGATATGCAAGAAAACTTACTCCATATTAAAGATTTGGTTAAACAAGCTATTGGACATTCTATTTATAGAGTTAGAAATAGTGGAAGAATTTATGAAGGCGAGTATGAAGTTGCAGTAGATGAAGATGCATTAGTTAAATACTTAATTAGTGAAGAACATCAAGATGACTTACTCGTTTTAGAAGAAAAGCTTAAAACTAAAAAATTTGCTTCTGTTTAAAAATTTAAAGTGAATAAACAATGATACCTGTAGATAGTTTATTATATAAGATTGACCAACGATTGAATAAGCTATCAACAAATGAACATCAGCAAATTCAATTAGAAGATAAGATTTTAGCTTTGAATGAAGCTCAAATCAAGTTAATTAAGCAAAAGGTTGATGGTTTTAGTTCTTTGAGTGGTATGGGGCTTGATGCTTTTAAGAAAAGATATGAAGATTTACAAATGCTAATCATAAGCTATGTAGATGGTGAATTAGATTTAACTTTAAAAGATCCAGTCATAAATCAATATGGTGCAGACATACATGCTTTAGACCCTAAATATATGTTTTATATAGATGCATATATTTTAGCAGACAAAGGTGTATGTAAGGACAGAAAGATATGGATTAATAAAGATCTTGCTAAACATGGTGATCTCTCATTGTTATTAAATAATGAGCATTATAAGCCAAGTTTTGAATATCAAGAAACTTTTAATTTTCTTTCTTCAGATGAGATGAGTATTTTTTCAGATGGTACATTTACTCCTAAAAAAATATTTGTATCATATATGAGATACCCACAATATATTGACAAAGCAGGTTATATTAAATTTGATGGAACACCATCAATAGATGTAAACTGTGAACTAGAAGTATACTTAGAAGATGAATTATTAGATTTAACAGTTCAAAATCTAGCAATGTATACAGGAAACCAACAAGCTGTGCAATCCTCACAAATGAGGATACAAACAAATGAGTAATAATAATTAATATTTATAACAATGGCTGATTTTTCATTAACTACGCTTTTTGTAGTACCAGTAGGGCAAACAACACTCCCTAGCTCTGGATCTACACAAGATTTGACAGCAGGACAAGTAGGTTTATTCAGAAATGATTATACCTTAGCTACTGCAGGCAATATCGCAGCTGCTCCATATTTTTATGTAGCACAAGGAAGAAGTAACACCTATTTACAAGGCTCTAAAAGATCTGATAAGATTAAAGGATGTCCTAGTGGTGCAGGGTGTAACTCAAATGTTACTGAGTGGTATAAAGTAACAGGATGTGCAACTCCTGTGAACCAAATCACTGATGTAACAGACTTTAATGTAAAATGTGGAGATGTAGTAACTTTAACGTTACGTGCTTTCTCATCTTATATTAACACGTTGTATTTCAATGGATTTACACGTTCAGTAACTGTTCAAGCACCTTGTTGTGATTGTGGAGCTGATCCATGTGAAACAACTGATGTAAGTGCTTTGATTGATCAATTGATTGAGAAATTAACTCAAGCTGCTCCTGGGACTAATCCAGACAACATTAGCTTTAACACATTCTACACATTTACAAATGTTGGTGGAACTACGTTAAGAATTGAAGGAAAACCATTAACCAAATATGGTGTACCTTGTGATGTTGCTGCTTTCCCTTATGAATATGACAGAATGTGGTTTAGAACCTTTGTTATCAATGGTCCAGCTACTACTGCAGATTTCATTGTGGATGATGCTTGTGATGTTGTAGCTGTAGCTACTGACATTCAAAAATCTAACTATGCTAAAGGTACTTCAGAAGAAATTGCTCAATTAGAGAAAAACTTCTATAGCTATCAAGCTGGTTACTTGAAACATTTATTCAGAATGGCTGGTTTCAACCAGAATTTTGAAAGTTTAGTAGCTGATGGTCAGGTTTATGACCTATACTACATCAAGTTCAATGAAATCAACAAAGCAGCTTATAATTTTGGGGATTATGTTCCACAAGATTCTACTGTTGTAATTGCAACAATTTCTGGGGGTGCTTTTGCTACTGCTTTAGAAACTGTACTTGAGGCAGGTTTAGGAACTGTTGTTGATGATTCTGGGGTTTGTGTTACTACAACTTCAACTACTACTGTAGCACCAACAACTACCACTACTACTACTACATAGTAGATAAGGTCTTTAATATAAAGAGGGGAAGGAAAGCTAGCTTTCTCTTCCTCTTTTTTTTAAAATAAACTTAAAATGGCTGTATTAAACTTAAATATACTTGTTATTCCTACCTATAATGTAGATACTATGATGGTTGTGGATGCTTCTACATATCCTACAGATCCTCCTGCAGTTATTTCTCCAACTATTGAAGTTACTCCTCCAGGGTTTGAAACAGCAGTATTGCCTTTTAGTATTGATGATTATAATATTTTCACCACTTCTAATCTTGGTATTACAGAAGAAGGAGTTAATCAAGCATTACCTGATGGTATTTATCATATAAAATATTCTATTGCTCCAGCATTTACAAACTTTGTTGAAAAATCTATAATGAGAGTAGATAAGCTTCAAGAAAGATTTGATGAAGCATTTATGAAGTTAGATATGATGGAATGTGACCAAGCAATTAAAACTCAAGAAAAAGTAAATTTATCTACTATTTATTTCTTTATTCAAGGAGCTATTGCTGCTGCTAATAATTGTAGCACTGTAAATGCTATGGAGTTATATAATAAAGCTTCTAAAATGCTTACTAGTTTTATGAAGCAAGATTGTGGATGTTTTGGTACTAATTATAAATAATCATTGTTATGGGCTGTCAATCAACAAGTTGTAAAAAATGTGGGGCTTCATATCCTGCTTGTCAATTAAGAAATGGGCTTTGTAGTATATGCAGAGCTATAAAATCTTTGTTATGCTAACACCTAGACTTACTAATTGTAAAGAATGTGCTGACATTAGTTCACTAATTGCAGAAATAGATTGTAAGTTAGCTGAATTGAGTGTAAATTTGTACAACAATATTGTATTTATCTTGAATAAGAAAATAAATCAAGAAGCTATTTCAGATTTACTACTATATAAAAGAATACTACAGTACAAGTATTGTAATCCTAACTATGCTGGAGAGTACACTGTAAATATGATTCAAAGTAGAATTAAAATTTTAAAATATAAATAAAATGGGATGTAAAAATTGTTTTAATGGATGTGCTGATATTATATCAGATAAGTGTATGAAATACACAGGTATAGATATTCCAGCTTTAGGCATTGAAAATGGGGATACTTTGGCAGCTGTTGAAAGTGCTATTTTTACTTTCCTAGTTCCTGTATTAACTGGTACTGGTGTAAAGCCTAATATTGATAAAGATATTATTTGTGAAGTAATTAATCAATACTTACCTGTTTGTACTGAATGTACAGGATTTACTTTGAATGAAGTATTAACAGCAATAATTAGAGCTGTTTGTAACTTACAGAATCAAATTGATGTAACAAATGAAGCTATAGATGTTATAGAAGCATCTTATACTATTGGATGTTTAACAGGGGTAAGTTCTACTTCTGGTACACATAATATATTACAAGCTGTAATTACAAAATTATGTTCTTTAGATAGTACATTAAGTGCTTTGATTGTTTCTTTACCAACTACATATGTTAGTATTGCCAACATAAATACTTATATCAAAGATTATTTAGCTTCTTCAGGAGCAACTACTCTTGTATCAAGTAAAATGGTTCCACATACAGCAATGGAGTATTATGGTCCTTTAACACAATTTGATGTTACAGGAGCAGGTACAGGGGATTGGGAAAAAATTTATTTATGTAATGGAAATAATGGTACTCCTGATAAAAGAGGTAGAGTTGCTGTAGGTACGACTTCTGGAATGGGTGGTGGAGTATTAAGTCCTGTTGTAGACCCTGGAGTAATAGGTAACCCTGCTTATTCATTAGGTACAACTGCAGGAAGTAATTTGGTAGTTCTTAACCAAGGACAACTTCCAAGCCATACTCATACTGCTGTAGTATCAGACCCTGGGCATTTTCATACATTTGATAATTACAATATAATTAATGGGGTAACAACAACCCCAGTTATTGGAAATAGTAATACAATTGCTCCTGCTAATACTAATCCAGCTACAACTGGTATTACAGTAACTAATTCTCCTACAGGAGGAGGAGCTGGGCATGCTAATATTCAACCAGTAATTGCTTGTCATTACATTATTTATATACCATAAATTATAACTTATGTGGCCATTAATCCCAAAGAAATGTAATTGTGAAAATACTGGTACTAACACTAGTGAAAATGCTATTTGTAATCATTGTGGCTTAACCACTAATGACTTAGTATATACTGGTGCTAATACAGAGTGTACACAGGTAAACACTGGTGATACAGTATCTGTTGCTTTTCAGAAGATAGATTATTTTATTTGTGGTGGGGGATTAGCTCAACAAATATTAAACCAATTACAAAATAATATTGAAGAGTATCCTGATTTTATAACTCTTGTTAATGGTGTAGTTAGTTGTGATGTTATCAATGCTTGTGGAGAACCTCCTACAACTACAACTACCACAACTACAGTAATATACAATTGTGATATGACTGGGGAAGCAACATTAATAGGATGTGATTTATGGCAATACAAGGCAGACTTATATCGTTGTGAAGACTGTGTTAGTATAACTTCAGGCATAGTTGTAATTAGTGATGAAGAACTTATTATAGGAAACTGGTATTTATTTTATCCTGGTGCTAAAATTTTTATAACTAGTTTTGAAACTTGTGCAACTGAAGGATCAACAGTAAATGTTATTGCTAGTTCTTCTAGTGATAACTGCTTAGATATAATTTGTCCTACAACTACAACAACAACAACAATTTAAAAAATAATAAAATGGCTCTTTGTAACGAAACACCATGTAACTGTAATCCTGAAACTGATCCTTGTGGATGCAAAACATCTTCAGATGAGGTAGTATATACAGGTCCAACATTACCTTGTACTGGTATAGAAAACTGTACTCCAGTAACAGAGGTAATTTCTACTATTAGTGAGTACTTATGTAGTTCAGAACTTATACAGGTTTTATTGAATACTATTATAAATAATGAAACTTTACTAGCTCAGTTTACTACTATTATAAACAATAATATAGAATGTCAAACTATTTGGGATTGTGCTACTACAACAACTACAACCACTGAAGCTCCTCCTGCTTGTTATATTTATGATTTACAAGGAGATAATGCTGGTACTAGAGTATGGACAGCCAGAGAGTGTGGTACTAAAAATATAATAGGAGGAGCTATATCAATAGGGGCCACTATTACTACTCCTTGTATTATTGCTTCTACATTAACTATGTATAATGTAGGTATTAAAGATCAAACTAATTGTAGTTAATTATGACAGTAGAAATAATTTTAACAACAGCAGGGAGTGATTTAGGCCCTTTTGATTTATACTCAGATGTAGATGGGTATACTACTGCTTTTGAATCTGGTATAAGTAAAGCAACACTAGAAGCTGGGTATACTTCCAATCTTGTTCCTACAGGTACTACTATCATTAGAGTTATGTCTGTTGGTGAGTTTTGTGATAACTATATTGATCTTGCTGTAACTACAACTACTACCACTAGTACCAGTACCAGTACCAGTACTACGACTAGTACTACTAGTACAACTACAAGTACAAGTAGCACAACTACTACAACTACCACAATTAACCCTTTCTTTGAAGTATATCAATTAATAAGATGTGTTACTTGTGTTGATCAACCTGCTGTAGCATATGCTTTAATACCTACTGGTAGTTTTAGTATAGGGGATGTACTTGTAACAAGTGAAGGTTTCTGTTGGTCATTAGCAGGAACTGCTATAAATACTCCTACAGTAGTTGCTCTATGGGCACCAGGTTCTATAATAGATTGTACAACTTGTGCAAATAGTATGCCACCTAGAGGATGCCCTGATACAGATTCTTGTAATGAGTATCAATTTGATAATGGTGAAATAGGTACAACTCCTGAGATAAGTTACATTGATTGTGATGGTAATCCTCAAACACATATTGCTACCTTTGGGACATCTTTTGTGTGTGGTAGAAAAATAACATCAATTGATCCTTATGATAGTATTGTGTACATATATAATAATGGGACAGCAGGATGTCTTTAAAATAGAATAAAATGACAGCATTAATAACATTAACAGTAGCAGGAACAGATAGTGGCCCATTTAATCTTTATTCAGATTTAGATGGGTATATCTCTGCCTTTGAAACAGCTGTTGATAAAGGTGATTTATTAGCAGGGTATTTATCAGTATTAGTGCCTGATGGTACAAATACTGTTAGAGTTATGTCAGTAGGGCTTTATTGTAATACATATGTTGATATAGTATTAGAGGCTTTAACCACAACAAGTACTACTACTGTAGCCTTAACAACAACAACTACAACAACAGCTGGTATAACAACCACAACAACAACAACTTTTGCTTAGTATTTAAAAAGTCTTGTTTTATTGGTTTACAAGATTTCTCCCTAAGATAACTCTTGGGGAGTTTTATTTTATAACTATTTTTGTTATAAATAGTAGTATTCAAAACTATTTTTATTATATTAATATAAAAGTATTTTTTTACCTTTACGATATTTTTTAATTCACAGATTATGAAAACAATGCGAAAAATGGTATCAGATGTTAGGTCGATGCACAAGTTGCTATCAACTGACAGTTTGATTACTGATAGAGCAATAGCATCTGATATTAGAAATAATTCTCTTTTATTAATAAAAAGAGAAACTAATTTAAGAAAACTTTGGGCTTCAGATAGTTTATTCACTACTATTCCTTGTTTAGAAATGTGTGAAGTATCTATATCAGAGTGTTGTAATTATGTTGATGATTGTACTATAGCAAGAAGTAAACATCCTTTACCAAGAATATCAGAAGGTAATTATCAATATGTAATACAAGGAGTTTATTCAATTAATGCATTGAGTGGTAAAGGTAAAAAGCTAAAAGAAATTACAGTAAATAGATACATAAATCTTTTAGGACTTCCAATCATTAAAAAAGAAGAATATTACTGGGTAACAAATGGATATTTGTATGTTACAAACCCAGATGTACAAGCTATAAGATTAGTTGCTTTCTTTGAAGAAGATGTACCAAATGAAGTACTATACCCTGAATGTGGTTGTAATGGTAACCAAAATACAAATGAACAAATTTGTATGAATCCTTTAGATAAGGTTTTTAATGTTCCAGGATACTTAGAAAAACAAATTTTAGATTTAACCTCCCAAAAACTATTAACTACATATTTCAAACTAAAAACAGATATTACTGATAATGGTGTTGATGGTCAAGCTCCTAATACAATCCCTAATAGTTAATATATGCCAAGAGTAAAAGTAGGTTGGAGAAGTGCAAGTAAGGAAAACTATCTTGATTTTTGTAAAAAGAATAAAGATATAAAATTATCCTTCATAGAATGGAAACAAATAGTTTACTCTTTCAATGAGGAGTTTAGAAGAGAAATATTAGAAACAGGAGAAAAGTTAAGACTTCCAATGGGATTAGGGGAGTTTACAATACATAAGAAAAAAAGAAAAACATATAAAGAATACGACGGAGTTAAAAAGATAAACCTTCCTATAGATTGGCAAAAAACAAGAGAGAAAGGGAAAATTATATATAATTTCAATTACCATACAGAAGGATATTTTTTCGGATGGTTATGGTTTAGAAACACAGCTAGGTTCAAACAAAACAATATGTGGAACTTTAAACCTTCAAGAGTTACTTCAAGATTAATTACAACCTATTTAAATACTGATAAAAAATACCAATATCTGTACCAAGAGTGGGCTAAAATACTATAAAGATATGAGCTATTACTATAAATACAATTTCGTAAGTCCTGATCCAATCTTTTCCATTATAAAAGAAGAGCTAAAAAGCTATTTTGATACAGGAGCTATTGATGATCTTATGTTTCCAACATACTTAGATAAATGTTTGAGTAAGTTAGGTAAAGTGTCTTATGTTATAGTTCCTGAAATTCTTTATATAGAGGATTTTGAGGCTAGACTTCCTGATAACTTTTATGCTGTTAGAGAGGCTTGGATGTGTACAGAGATTCCTTTGACATCTTATCAGAGTGCTAATTCTTTCTATTCACAAGCTGCTAGTGCAACTACAATACAAGTTAGCCCTGTAATCTCTAATGGTGTTCCTTGTACTAACTCAGAATGTACAACAGGGTGCCCTGATTGTATGCCAGATATTGTACAAGCTGTCTATAAGACTAATAATGAAGTAGCACGTTCTTTTAAGAAACAATATTTATTAAAACCAGGAAATATAACTACTGCTGAAAATTGTGGTGTAGATTATAATAGCAATTTAATCCCATATTCTTCTTCTCTTGACTCTTTTGATATAAGAGGGAATAAGTTTACCACTAACTTTAGAAAAGGTGTTGTGCATATCCTAATGTATGCTTATGACTATGATGAGGGGGGTTCTCAACTTATACCTGATGACTATAGAGTAAAAGAGTATATTGAGGCTTTTATTAAGTATAAAATGTTTGAAACATTAGCAAACCAAATAAATGATGAAACATTTAACCAAATTCAACAAAAACTTGTCTACTACAAGCAACAAGCAGATGAAGCATATATTCTTGCGGAGACAGAAGTTAAAAAACAGGATGCCTACACAAAAGTCAGAAGAATAATTGCACAAAAGAATAGTTTAAATATGTACAAATTACCTCCTGGTGATAGAGGGTATAATGGTAGAAGAAGAAATTATTAATAGTCATGGCAGAAAATAACCAAAATAGAGAAGATATTCGTCTAGAATTTAACTCAGCCAACTCTGGGTTAGATATGGATAAAACTTCTAATCAAGTTAAGAAAGGTGTTTTAACCTATGCTTTAAATGCTGGGGTAGAAAACTATGATGCTAACTCTATAAATTACCAGAATGAACCTGGTAATGAATTTTGTGTTTCTTTTCCTGAAGGGTTTACTATGATAGGGGATCACTTTATTCAGGAATACAATAAACATATTTTCTTTATTACTAATGATGACACTAAAGATTGTCAACTTGGTTATATGGAAAATAATGATTGTATATTCAGAGTACTTATTGATGACCCATGTTTAGGTTGGGATATTAGGTATCCTATACATAAAATTGTACATAAAATAACTAATTGTAGTACAGAGATTTACTGGCCTGACAATATAGCTAGAAGATATTTAGACATTGACAATATTCCTTATATAAAGACATTAGACTCTACTTTATGTGATCCTGCCTTTACTAATAAGGTTGATTGCAATCAGTTAAAAATGCAACCAAACTTTAATATACCTCAACTTTATGTAAAGGATATTATTGCTGGTGGTAACAATACTGCTGGTACTGTTCAATTTGCTGCACAGTATTCAGATGCTGATGGTAATCCATATACCAATTTTTATTCAATTACAAACCCTACACCTTTAGCAGATACAGCTATTACCACACCTAATTTTAACTATAACGTAGGTAAATCAGTAGTGGTTAATATTACAAATTTAGATGAAACAGGTATGTTTCAATACTTTAATTTGGCTGTCATTAAAAAAGTAAATGATATTACATCTGTTGAATTAGTAGGAACCTATTATATTGATAGTATTACTAAAGATATAACCTATTCAGGACAAAATGTTGAACAGATAAGATTAACTATAAATGATATTTTTGAAAAGTATCCTTATTATGATTTAGCACAAGATATTACAGTAGTAGAGGATATTCTAGTATGGGACCAACTTACAACTGTAGATAGAATTAATTTTCAGAAGATAGCTAATCAAATTCCTTTATACTGGGAAACATATAGAATACCTGCTTCTGAGAATTACTCTGATGAATTAAATGCTACCAATCTTAGAAGTTATCTTAGAGATGAAATATATGCTCTAGAGTTTGTTCCTCTTTTTAGAAATGGAAAACAGGGAGAATCTTTTCATATACCAGGAAGAGCTATATCAGGGTATGATACTGGATTTCCTGATGTGCCTTATACTGATCCTGATTTTATAGGAGAACCTACTTATTATGATAATGATGGTATTGGGTATAGTCCTTACTGGAAAATATATAATACTGCTAGAGTTATAGGGCCTTCTAATAACCCCAATATAGGAAATGCTACTGCACATGAATATGGAGAATTTGGGTATTGGGAATCAGAAGAAACATATCCTTGTAATGAAAATGTTTGGGGAGAATTGGCAGGTAAAAAAATTAGACATCATAAATTTCCTGATGTTAATATCAGTCCTATTTATGAGTCAAAACCTATAACATATACTCCTAATGGGGATTTTGTTCCAGTAATGGGTGATGATGATATTTTTCCTATTGGAATAAGAATAAACCCAGAACAAATACAACAACTTATAATATCTTCACCTGATTTAACTTCACAACAAAAGCAAGATGTTGTTGGATTTAAAATAGTAAGAGGTAATAGAGGAACCAATAAATCAATTGTAGGTAAAGGAATCTTGCGTAACATAGCTTCTTATGAAAGAGATGAACAAATCTACTATTTTGCAAATTACCCTTATAATGAGATTGGTGAAGATCCTTTTCTTAATCAAACTAATAATGCTTTTGCACAAATAACAAAAACTTGGTTAATTATTTGTCTCTCTTCAGGAACTTATGAGTATGGTGATCCTAATACTAACAAAGCTGTTATAACAGATATGGTTGCAGGTGAAACATATGAAATATGTTCTACTTGGAGACCTATATGGAAAACTGGACAAGCTGAAATTGGGCCTGCTGAATATGATGTTGTATTAGCAGACTCATCTTATGGTGTAAGAGGATATAAAATTTATTGGGAAGATCCTTTTAGTAGAGATAACCTAGAATATACAAGTCAAAGTGATTATTTAGATAACTGGAAATGTTTTCTACCATTTGGTAATGCAGAGAGTAAATATTGTAGAGTAGCTATAGGTGGAACTGTTACAGATAAATGTAAAAATAAAAGATTTCAACCTTGTGAATGTGATGCCTCTACTTTTGTACAACCACCTGTAGTACAACCTAAAGGTGTTATAAGTGACCCTACACAAAGTAGAAGAAGCTCTGTTGACTGTTCTAAAGAAAATCCACTGTTTCCTATAACTCCACAAGATGATTTAAGACATAGACAAATATTCAATTCACCAGAAACTTCTTTTGGACAACCTTTTTTAGGAAATGTTTTAAAATTAGAGTCTGTTATATATGGTGGGGGTAAAGCTCACTTTGTTGAAGTTAAGAAAAATGCTAAGTACAAGTTATTAAGTAAAGAGGCACAAGAAGATGCTATTGATAGTGCTAACAAGATAGGGGCAATAACTGACCCTTTCAATGCTGGTGCTATGTTTGCTGCTTACCAAGCATACCTTACGATTTATATTAATGGGATTACAAGAAGAAACTATGCATATTCTTATAATTCTATTGCTGATTATAATTATTTATCTGAAATACCTAATAGTCTTGGTGTAAAACAAAGAATGTTAGACTTAAAGCGTTATCTTATTCCTGGTGTACAATCTGTTGGGGAAGAAAATGGTATTGGTATTAATAATTATCAAAGAGAATCTTCTGTTTATTTACGAACAGACTTAGACAAACCTGCATTACCTTTCCCATCAGATAGTACTAATTTAATTGGTACTAATATCAAAGATGTTTCAAGAAAAACTATAGGGGAGTCAAAAGTTTGTAATGCTCCTGGTAAAGAACAGGATATTTCTGTTGTTTCTTACTATGCTTCTTTAAAAAACACATTTCCTTCTCAATGGGGACAAATATACTCTTATGATACTGTTGATACAGGGTATCAAGCTTTATTTGAAGCTAATAGTGGTAATGTTATTTTTGGGGGGGATACCTTTATAAGTAGATTCTCATTTAAGACTAAAATACCTTTCTTTACTGATAATAGAGTAGGAGCTCCAGATGATAGTGATATTTTTTATGATGAAATAGGTAATGTTGCATACCCTAAATATTGGCACTCAGCAAGATCTATATTAGAAGACTATACTGTACAGGCATATGGTAATCCTGTTCTTAAAAACTTTATAAGTTATAAAGCTCATAATTTTGATTGCCCTAATGATCCAACTTCTATAGAAAATCCTGAAGGAGAAAACAATGTGTATGGCTCTTCAAGAACATACTATGATGGTTACTTTTATTTATTTGCATATGGTCAACCTAACTTCTATTGTGAAAGTTCTTATAATTTAGATTTAAGACAAGCTTTCAATAATAAAGAAGGAGATTTCTGGCCACATGTGTCTACAAGTATTCCTGATGATTGGGTACAAGAAAGTTTTGTTAGTATAGCTAATGATAATACTTATACTTATAATGTAACCTATTCTACTCAAAATAAAGAAAACACCTTTACTCATCTTCCTCAAGATTGGGAAGCTATTTGTTACACTAATTTTGAGTTTAGAGGAATATACTCTGAAAAACAATTTACAAATTCTGATGTAAGAGTAAACAACTGGCTTATATATAGACCATTAAATAAATTTGATTTTCCACAAAACTTTGGTAAATTAATCTCACTAGATGGTATTCAGAATAGAGCAGTACTTGCAAGATTTGAGAATAAGAGTTTAATGTATAATAACTTATTAACTCTTGATACAAGTAACCCACAAGCAGCTTATTTAGGTAATCCTCGTTTATTTGAGGGAGCACCTCCTATTGATTTTGCTGAAACAGATTTAGGGTATGTTGGTACACAAAATAAGTTTTTATTAAAAATACCACAAGGACAGGTAACAATAGATGCTAAAAGAGGACAGATATTTTTAATATCAGGAACACAAGCTGTAGATTTAACAGCATTTGGTTCTGGTGTTAATAGATTTATGACAGACCATTTAGCTTTTGAGATTTTAAGATATTTCAAAGATTGTCCTACTGATAATCATTATAATGGTATTGGTATACATGGTGTTTATGATAGTAAGTTTGATAGAATTATCATAACTAAATTAGACTATATTCCTATACAACCTGGTATTATCTATGATAGTGAGTTAGACCAATGGTTTATAGAAACTCTTTTAGGAGATATTACTATAAAAACAAGAATTTATTTAACAGATACAGAGTTTTTCTGTAATAAATCTTGGACTATGTCATTTAACTTTAATACTAAGAGTTGGATTTCTTTCCATAGTTATATTCCTAATTGGTATATAGGAGAGAATAACTTTTTCTATTCTGGTATAAATTCTTGTTGTGGTAATCTTGAAGCTTCTTTCTCAGCTATTGTAGGAGATACAGATAAAGCTATTACTACTACAACCACTACAACTGGAAGTATTCTTTTAACTACTACTACAACTACTACACTAGCATTAGATTGTTCTTTGGAAGGAACAGGTTATACTACTTCTTGTGAATTAGAGGGTACTGGAGTTATAACTGTTCCAGCAAGTACAACTACAACTATATGTCAAAGACCTATACTACCTGCAGTTATATTTATATCAGGTTATCAAATAGATGCAGATCCACCAGTAGATACATCAACTTCTTTAGAAGATAGTTGTAATGGTTTATTACAAGTATTAACGTTATTACCTGACATAACCCCTACTTTATTATCAGGTAATTGTGCTAGTTTAGAAATAGGACAAGTAGTTTACTATGATTATGAATCATTAGATTGTACTTTATTCCCTGATGGTTGGTACTTTACAGAGGAAAGTATGTATGAAAACTTTGTATATCATATTGAAGGAGGAGTTATTGTAGCTATTGAAAGTTGTTCTTGTGAAACCACAACTACAACAACTACTCTTGTACCAGATATTTCAGAGTGTTGTGGAATATTATTTGACATAACAGACCAGATATACTATTCTAACCCTAATGAATCAGCAGATCTTATGATACCTGGATATTATTCTCAATTGGCTATAGGAATGTCTCCTAATAAGTTTTGGTCTATTGGACTCATTATAGAAGAATGGGATATTTCATTATCACCATTTATAGCTATTTACAATAGAAATGTAGCATTACCTTTAGGATTTGTTAATGCTGGTGGAATTGTAGGTAAAAATAATACAACTATATTTGCTGTAGATGGTACAACACCACAAACAGTAGTTGAAATGAGTTTACTAGGTAGTACTGCTAGTGTTATTGCTAACATCTGTAACCTTCCTGTAGATAGAGTAATCATCTCAAACATGGTTTATGCTGCTGAAAGTAAGTTAATATTTGTTACTGAAGATGTCCCTACTACAGACAAATACATTGTTCAAATAGATATTGAAACTGGTACTATAGAGTTTGATGTTAATATAGGTAGTGTAAAATTAATTACTATATTTGAGTGTCAATGTAAATTATATGGTACAGATGTTTCTGGGGATACATATCTAATTGATTTGGTTAGTCCTTTTGGTATATCATTAGTTGGAGATTATTTTACTCCTACAGCTATATCAGCAACTCAATTATCAACTTGTATAGGTAACTATTTAAGCTTACCTGCAACAACAACCACCACTACAACTTTATAATTATGAAAAATGTAGTAATAAAAATAACAAAAGCAGGTCCTAATACTGGGCCATTCAATATCTCCACAGAGTTTGGGGATATTGTTGCTACTGATATAAGTAAACTAACCCTTATACAAGGAATAACAGTTGAGGTTAAAGATGATGTTTCTGTCATTATACTAGAAAGCGTTGGCATATGCTCTTTCAAAAAGAGCCTCTCTCTAGAGTCTTACACTATTATTGATTATGTAAACGCTGAATATTCAGAAGCTAAGACTTCCTGTATGTGGAGACATTTGGATAACACTACTAATTACAATAATTTCTATGGAAACATAGAACCTTATATTATAGAATATCCTTTTGCTTTTGAATTTCAAGATGAAATCTTACAAAATGTAAAAGATTACACTAAAGCTTATGAATACATTCCTTCTTCCATAGGAGCATTTAATGATAGTGCTAAAATAGAAGTAGATGACAAATGGTTCAATAAAGCTGTTCTATATAATGGACAACAGTCTTCTGGTGTACTAGAATTAGTAGCTAAACCAAAAAACAATTTACAAGCCTATAATCAATATCCTATCTTTAATGAAGATAGTAAAACAATCCTATATACAAAGAGTGATAATTTTTACCAATATAATACTTTCTGGGCATTACAAAAAAGTCCATACGTACCTATGTTCAATATATCTTGTAATTCTTCTTCTATTGATAAAGTAGTAAACCAAGACAATATGGATTATAGTTCACGTTCTTTCAAAAAATCTCCATTAAGAGCAAAGGATTTAAAAATTCGTCACATCCTAGACAATTCATCAAGTATTCATTTAGTGAGTCAATTCTTAGTGGCTCCTTCTCAAATATCTTATAAATAATGAAATGGTTAGATAAATATGGAGAAACTCCTAAAGCACAACGTGGTAAAACAATTATTACTGATGAAAGACAGTTAGGTAATACTATTAAAGATAATATACAACCTTACTCTTTAAAAAGAAAAGATACAGTTCCTTTAACTAAAGAACAAATAGCTCAAAGAAAAGCAGAAGAAATTAAGGCTAGACAAGGAGAAATTAGACAACATACTCCTCAATCTACTATGTCTAAAGCAAAAGAGATTGCTTTAAATCCTATGACAGCTTTTGGTTATGTTGCTAGAAATGAACAACTTCCAGAAAACTTTAGTAAAGGTAATAGAGTTGGATTAGATTATGCAATAGATGTAGTAAATCCTGTTCAATATGTAGAAGATACAAAAAATGTTGTACAAGGTGCATATAGAGGAGACTTGGGGCAAGTAGGTGAAGGTTTATTAGGTGTTGTTCCTATGGGTCTTGAGGCTAAAAATATTTATAAAGGAATAAAAAACATACCAACAGGTATAGCTCCTGAGTTACAGGAAGGCCTACAAACAGCAGGAATATCAGATTTATATAAAATAAATCCTTGGGCAACTAAAATTGATGATGCAGCAACTAAAGTGGTTGGTGAAGGAAAAAATTCTTTTATATATGATCCTTCAAAACCTAGGTATCATAGAACATATAAAGCAAATCCAAACTTTCTTACAGGATATAAACAAATCAAAAAACCTAATCAGTTAGATTTTAGTCCTATAATAGACACACGTACTGAAGAATTTAAAAATAAAGCACTTCAAAATTTTAAAACTCTTACAGGAGGAAAAGGAGATGATATAAATTTAGAACAATTTGTAGACTATTTTAAATCAAAACAAGAGAGACAACATTTAAAATGGGAATATCAAGATTTTTTAACTAATATAAACAGAGAAAAATTTTATGATACTCCTGAATGGAAAAATGTATGGCATGATTCTATAGATCAAGTAGAAGATATTTTTGGAAAAATAGAAGAAACATTGGAACAAAAATCTTCTCCACTAGGTAAAAGATTAGGTTCTGGTGCAGAAGGAAGTGTTTATGAATTAGCAGCTGACCCTAACAAGGTTATTAAAATAGGAAATACTTTTAAGACAAGTAGTGCAGAGGATTTAGTAAAATCTTTTGAAGGTATTACAGATGATAATATAGCAAGAGTTTTAAGAGCACATCAAGATAACAAACATCTTATTGAAATAATGCCTAATTTAAAGGCAAATGCAAAATTTAGTAATTTTACAAAAGAACAAGTTTTAGGCAAATTAGAAAAAGATGCAAAAGGTCTTATGGATAGAGGTTTTTATTTAGACGTTGATAATATTGATGGTAATTTTAAATATAATCCTGATAAAAATAAAGTTGATATTTATGATATTTCAAAACCTGCTGCTGGTCAAACAAGTCAAAATCCAGAAGCAGTTCTTAGAATACTGAAAAATCATTTTAGTAATGACTTTAGAATACCAAAAACACATCCTTCATATAATCCTAATATGCCTTCTCCTGAATTTAAAGGAGGAGGAAATATTAAAAAAGCTCCACAACTTCAACATGGAGGAAACACTGATTCAACAGCAATGCAAGGTAGTAAACAAACTATAACTCCAATATATCAATTTGGTGGTAATATACCTATGTCTACTTGGGAAACCCAACAAGCTAAAGTAAAAGCTGAAAAAGATATTCAATTACAAAAATTACTAAAAGATAAATCTTATATTAAAAACCTTGAAAAAGAAAGTGCTAATAGAAGATCTCAAGTTCCTTCAGAACAATATATAACTATTAATGATGTTACAAATGTTCCTTTACAAAATAAACCTGAGAAAACTTCTGTTGCAGCTAGAAATAAAACAAATAAAGAAATAGCTCAAGAAAGACAAGCAAGAATAGATGCTCAAACACAAGCAAATGCACAACCTTTTGATTGGGGTAATTTTAGACAATCTTTAGCAGATAGAAGTCAAGCAACAGGAGATGTTTTTAGAGCATATAATGAGCCTAACTTTTTTGATGACTATTTAAATCCTGCCGCAATGCTAGGAAGCATGGCAGATAATTTAGGACAAGCACCTTTAAGGGCACAACAAGAAGACAGCTATATGCCGTATTTAACAGCCATAGGAACACCATTAGCAGTAGGTGCTTTGGCGGGAGTAGGGACAAATGGGAGTAAAATACAGTTTGTTAATAATTTAGTAAATCCTTTGGCGGGTATAAAAAACCCATTTAAAACCCCACAAATAGATTTATCAAACTCCGCAGGAAAAATGTATGGAGAGCATCCTACAATTGTTCAAGCGGAAAGATTAAAGAATAAAAACATAAAAAACAAATATTTTAAATACAAAGATTATGACCAACCAATAAAGGAAAATTTTACTGATAAGATAAAAGATAAAGGTACAGATATAAACATATATAACTATGAAAATTTTATAGATGATATTCACAACCAAACAGCTTTTGGGGAAGCTAGTTATTTCAATAAAAGTCCACAAAACTTAGGGTCAGGAAGTTTTAGACACAAAGGAAATATTTTTACTGACGCACCATTAGATACACAAGGTAAAGCAATAATAGAAGCTCATGAAAAAAACCACGGAGTTTTTGCAGGAACTTTAAGAGAAGATGTAATTAAGGATTTAAAATCTGCATTTAATTCTTCAGGACCTATAAAGGGGTACAAAGACACACATCAGGCAGATGAGATATTAGCTAGGATGGCTCAGTTTAAAAACGCTTTAGGTTTTAGCAATAATCAAGTATTTACAAAAGGACATTTGGATTTAATTAGAAAAAACTATCCCAAAGAGTTTGTAGATAACGGTATCACAGATATGTTAGAAAAAATACCTAAAAATTCTAGTTATGAAAAAAAATTCATACAAAACATGAATAAGTACGCTTTTGGGATAGCACCAATAGCAGGAGCAACTTATATGACTAGTCAACAAAACTCTTCATTTAAAAATGGAGGAGTTATTAAAGATGATATGGGTTATTGGAATCCTGATAATGTTGGTAAGACTGTAGAAATAGGTAGTGGTAACATTACTATGGAAGGAGTTAACCAACCTTTGTTGGGAATAAGTAAAAGAACTATTACTCCAATATATCAATTTGGTGGTAATAAACCTTCATCAGAAAGTATAGACTATGACTATGTGAATTATGGTACTCCAGAATATGAAGAAGCTTATAAACAAGGTAAGTTTGCACATGCTACTAATCAATTAAATGAAGTAGTTGTTACTCCTTATGATAAACAGTATCCTCATTATCAGCAATTATCTTCAAATGAACAAAAATATTTGAGAGATAATATTAATTCTAATGACCCTATTACTAAACAATTAAAAGCAAGAGCTATAGATGGTCAGGGTTTCAATGCTGATAAAGCTAGTCAATTTGCTAAATCATGGTTATTAGATTTACCATTAGCTTCTTTACAAGCACCACAATCTGCTCTTGTAGAAGGAATAGAAGGGCTTAGAGGTAATAATTTTAATATGTTAAATGCGTTAGAACCTGATAAACAAAGAATACCATCAGAAACATGGGGAGTAGAAAATCCTTATGCTGCTTTTGCTGTAGATGCTATTACAGATCCTTCTATTTTAACAGGAATTGGTACAGCAAGAAAACCTTTACAAAAAGGATTACAACAAGCAGGAGAATATTTAATAACACAAACGCCTTTAAAAAACACTTATAAATTAAACCCTTATGCTTTTAAACCTGACCCTGAAATGGGGTATAGAATGTTAGGTAAAGAGATTCCAGAGAATAAAGCTTTAATGCAAGAACATGTAGCTGTAGATTACAGAAAAAATCCTCTTTCAGATAAAGAAAAAGAAATGTATCAGTGGTTTGATGAACAAATGAGGTTTGATAAATTACCAGAAACTACAAATAAACAAAGTATTGAGGTTCTTGA